ATAAGGTCTCAATGCTATTTCACAGCAAGGATTCGTTCCCCAATCTTTGTCATTACTAAAGTAAATACCCGGTTCTCCTGCGCCAGATTCCTGAATTCTTTTCCACAGTTGTAAAAAGAACGGTTTTGTTACACGATTACGAATTAAAACTGCTGAATTATTTGCTCTACCTCGTTGAGGATTTTGTTCCCACCATGTTCCACTTTTACATGAAATCATATCTTTATCGTCGGCACTAAATAACGAAATTAATGCGGCTCTACGAATACCACCTGCAAGAACTGAGTCTGCAATATGGCACATCATGTCATGGACTTCAATAGGTTTCAGTGAATAACCATCAGTTTTTGACAACAAAAGATTCTCAATCTTGACTAAACATTCACGCAAAGGTGCAGGGCCGGGGGCTTTTCCACCACTTGTAACTAATAGAGCACCCTTAATTCTAATATCTGAGTAATCAAATACAGGTGTGCTTAGATTTTGCCCCATGTAAGCCTTTAATAGAATCTTAACTGCATCTGCCCAACCTTCAATAGAATCACTGACTAAATATCGTCGCTTTTTCTCAGGATTTGGTTTCCGGATTTCAGGTAACTTTTCAACATGATGTCTTTGAACAGAATATCCAACTCCAGTTCCTCCAAGAAGTAAGAACATGGCCTCAGAAAAACATTCCAAAGAATCAACAGGCATATACGCACAGTTGTAAATACGGTTTGGTGAAATTTCAATTGACTTTCCACCAAATTGTAGACTACGCATTGAAGGTAATACTTTCTTCTTCAGCACATAGTTTTCATATAGTTTTCGTATCTCTCCCTCAAGTTGAGGGTAATGCTGAATGTGCATATTCATGTTCCTTTCACACAGTTCCTCCCAAGTTTCCCTTCGTAAAAGGTCTTTTTGATACTTTGCATACTTCATGTGAACTGTAATGTCGCTTAAAATGTCTGTTACTTTACTCATTATTATCTCTCCTTTCTTCTACTTTATCAATCTTTAGTTGCCATATTTTGACACTACGGGGTTGACCTAAACCGTTCTTTGCTCTTTCAACTCCCACTGAAACAAATGGCCCTTTACTAAGAACATTTACAAGTGCTTGCATAGGTATTCCTTGTCTTGTATTTTCATTAAACCAATAGTAAATGTCTAATGTATTTGCTTCACCACCGGACATTTTAATGTATTCGACGATATTAGCCATGTTTCTCAAATGGTTATTATTGCCTACTTTCTGTCGAGTAGGTCTTTCTTCGTAATTTAATCTTTGATTTTTCATATTAATCACCTATAAATAATAAGTGGCGGGGGTGGGATTTGAACCCACGAAGCAATACGCACCGGAACTTAAGCCCGGCCCCTTTGACCGCTCGGGAACCCCGCCCTTATTTTTTAATTATTCTTCTACCTCTTGGCATTTACATTCGGTTAATTCTACAGGTGCTTTACCAACACCCAAACGATAACAACCAAAATCCATTCTTTCAAACTTTTTACAACCCTTACCATTTTCACACTGATAACGGAAAACAGGAACATCAGGTCTTGAACAAGAACAAAGTTGCCTTTGGCAATTAGACCACGGTTCTTTTAGTTTCAAACGCTCACCAGTTACAGTCAGGGTGCTTTTCTTATCTTTACTCACAAATCTATTATATTTCATCATATTATATTCCTCCAAATTTCTTGTTTTATATCCTTTTTAATGGCAATATATCTCCATTCGTTGGCATAAGTTTCGTTGATAGTATTATCAACATGTAGGTTGCCACATTCACACATTTTATATCCCCAAAGTGACTTAGTTAAAATCAAAACTGTGTCACATTTAAAGCACTTTATCATCATATTTCTTCCTCCCATTTTTTCCATTCTTGGTTTAAATTATTTTCACCAAGAGGTGAATCATCTTCCATTCTTTTTAATACACCCATCCCTTCACCAAGAAGAAGAAACCATTCCATTTCATCACTGTCGAAAGTGTCGGACTTTTCCATCACTTCTGGCAACATATCAATGTATATTTCTTCTATGGCTACTTGTAGGCTTGGGTATTCCATCATAGTCTTGAAGGAAGCAATTGCCCCTTCTTTCTCTTCTATCTTTTGAAGGCGAGCCATCATTCGATGATTTCTTCTAAAGACAATTACTGCTTTGGGCATATCAAGAATCATTCTCAGAGACCAGTGCATCAAATTCCTCCTTTCTTTTTTTGTAGATAATTTCGTGTAAGTATCTTTTCTCATAAGGTTTCATACATTGTTTTACACGGACAACATATTGAGATAAGTCATTAAGACTTTCCCAGTTATCTACAAATCTCTGCATTATTTCGGGTGTATGAATATAATAGTAATTGCCCGAATTATTTCTGTGTTGGGTATGTTCTGTCTTATTTTTCATGTAGGTTTGTATCCTATTACCATAATCATACATAGCGGGTAAATTATTACTACCGCTTTCTTTATTAGCGTCAATCAACATAGCCACTATCTCAGGCCAGTATTCCATTTTCCAAGTTCTTTTACTCATAAAATCCTCTCATAGTTATAAAAAAAAGTCGGGTTTTAAGCAGACCCGAAACTGCACTTACTATACCCGCAAGTTGGGTAATTGCTATACCTGCAATTTAGGTTGGTAACAGAAGATTACCTATTCAATAGCAACCTCCAACAATTGCTTGTGTGAGCACTACATCTGTAATGTCTTCTGCATTAATGTTCGCAATTTCATCGTGTGAAACCAATTCACCGTTAATATAAGCCCAGTGTGTCGGGTGGTCTAAAATCTGCTGAATTGCTTCTTCGCTCGATAGTTCTAGTTCTGTGTGTCCTGTCTGATTTAAAATTGTTACCTTTACCATATTTATTCCTCCAATGTTCCATTTTCTGTTACCTTATTGCCGTTACTAATTCTCTCGCTAACGACTTTGCGAGTTTTCTTCTTTGTGCTTGCTATTCTTGCGGCTGAAATGATGCCGATAGCATGGAGAGAATCAATCATCCCCATGTATGTTTCCATCGCTGTTTCCAATTGAGCCTGTTGTTCTGCATCGAGCCAAAGACCACCCGTTGCTTTCTTCAACATTTTCTCAATATCTGCTTGGTCTATAAGACCCATTTTCATCATTCCATCCAATTGTTCCATATATCCTTTTTCATTATTCATATTTCTTCCTCCTTTATTTCCCATAGGTTAACTGCGTATTTGACTCCAGTTTCTCCTGTGAGTGTAACCTTATCAACCTTTCTAATTTTAGGGTCAGCCTTCAAAACCATCCCTAAACTTCTTGCTGATTTTACCCCACCATTTGCTGAGGTTTTTCTCTCGATATGTTCGAGTATTTCCTGTGTAGTTGCAGGGCCATTTTCTACTAAATATTTTCTTGCCCACTTACGAATTCTTACTTGAGCCATTTCATCCCCTCATTGAGTGAACTTTTTTGTTCTGTAATTTAGCACATTCTTCATGGTAGCCAAGTTTGATTTCGTCAGGGTGCAAAAGTGACCCTCCGCAAATTACGCAGTTTGTATGAATTCCATTCATTCTTCAATCCTCCATATGGTGTAATAAATCAAATAAAACATCAAGAAGTTCTTGGATAACAACAACCTTTGTGTCCATTTTACCTTCTTCAATTACAGAACATATCCAATGTAAGGACATGTTCATTCTTTCTGTTCTTTCTTCATGTGTTAATTTTTTCATCTTTTCTGACATATCATTCATTCTTCATCTCTCCTTAGTGTGTAGTCGGCATAGTAACCTTCACGGTAAATCTGCTTTGCCAAACCTTGAAAGCATTCTTTACAGAAGTGCGTGGTAAGACTACCGCCACCTGTCCAGTCATGGACTATATTTCCCTTTAAAGTTAATACTTCGAGTATGTTCATCCTACCCTCATTTAATTTTACTTGGGCTGGTCTATCGCAAACTGAGCAGTTCATTCTTCCTCACCTCTTCAATCTCTTTACGCAACCGCTTGATTTCTTCTAATAATAGTGGTGCGTCTGCTATGAGTTGTGCATCTGCATCGGAAAACCCAACGATAGTATGTTCTCCATCATTGTTCACTTGAACATAAGCGATGAATCTCGTAGGAGACTTATCATTCATGACAAAGTTATCCCCAACTATTCTCCAACCGACTTCATTATCACCTTTGGTATGTCTTTTATATTTGTCTGTGTCAATCATTCTTCCTCACCTTCTACGGATTTGTCAGACAACTTCTGTTTCTCATAAAATAATTCTGTTAAAATGCCTACAAAAATTGCATAAAACATCACTGAAATTATTGTAAAAATCATCCGTAAATCACATCCTGAAATAGTGCATATTGTAGGAAAATATCTGCTGTCAAAGCATCGTAATTTTCTGTAACTAAAAGTTGATAATCTCCATGACAATTTATAGCCATTATTTCAATCGCATCGAAAAGATTTTGCACCGCAAGGAATTTAACCCCAGAAGGTGTGTCTATCTCAAGTTCATGTCCTTTGAAATTATCAGTTTCTAAGACAAATGGCACTTGATGAAACCATCTCCAACCACTTATAGTCTTATCGAACTCAGTAGCAAATAAAGAATGTAGTGACATAGTTTCCTTACTGACCTTTACCTTTCCAATCCAATAATTACTACCACCTTCAAATGCTGTGACAAGCCAATCCCACATCATTCTTTCTGTAATTGTATCATCGTTTATGGTTACTGTCTTTCTATCTCTCATTTGTTTCCCCACCAAGTTCAGCACTTTTCATAAACTTTTGATAGTTTCCCCACCAAGTAATATCTACTTTCTCGCACATTTCATGTGTTCTTTCAATCTCTTCCACTGTCAAATCGTTTGATGTATCAAGTGCCGTCTTAATCAAAGCCTTTATAGCAATATCATATGCTTCATCCATATCAACATCAAGCATTAGTGCAATCTTCATAGCGTCTATCATTGATATTTTATTTTCCAAAAAGTCTTTCAAATAGTCCTTCATTCTTCGCCACCACACTTACATTTTGACTGTAATGCTCTCCAAGCGTCTACATAGTTCACATTACTACTATCTTCATACCAAGTGTCTACGCCGCATTTGCATGTTATTTCTCTTCTCATTCTTCTTCACCTTCGCATGTTTTACAATGTATTTTTGTTTCAAATTCTGGCCTATGTTTCATAGGTCTTCGGCATTTGATAGCCGTCTTCATTCCTGCTAATTGAAAAGCCTCACTGGTTTCCATGAATACTTCTCTATGGTAGTCTCCCATTCTATCCCAAAGTTCTATTCGGCATATCTCTTCACCGGCCACTTCTGCATAGAATATGCAATTGCGGTATCGAATGTAAAAGTCCTTTCCACCCAATAGTTTGCCTTCAATCTGTGTTGGGGCTACCCCACTTGTTATTTCATAATTTTTTATTATCATTTTCGTTCACCTAATGTTATCTTAAAACTTTCACCGCAACCTCGACAATTAAATGTCCATACATTCGGTGCTCTTTCATAATTTATGAACGCTACTCGCCATCCATCGTCGCAGTTTTTCTTACATTTTATATTTTTTATTTTAGCCATTCTGGTCTTCCTCCTTTTCTGTATTTAGCAAATCTAAGTTTTTCTCCACGATAGTAGTTTCGATATGCGGTTATTGTATCATCGCACTTGTATTCATCGGGCATACACTGTGGGGGTTCTCTCCAACCTGTGCCTAAGCCTTCAGGTGGATTATTGATAACTCCTACAAATCTTGCTGAACCGTGAGGTTTCTTTGGTTCATATCTTCTATTGTATTCTTTTACCATCTCGCAATACAATTCGTAATGCCAAAGATACTGCTCATTAGTTTCTCTTGTCCAAATAGTTGAGGGATGATTGATGTGTGCGGGTTTGAAAAGTCCTATGTCAGACAATCTTCGTGCTTTCTGTGCCGTGTTTGCTTTACACCAATGAACCGAGCACAACATTTGTGCTGATTCTGTAATCATTTTTACGATGTGTTTGTCGCATAATTCTCGTGCAGAAATCTGCGGGTTTCCTAAATAAAATATGTTCATTTTTGTTCACCTTTTTAATTTTTTTTATTTTGTTTTTTCCTCGTGTTAGACCTTGTTAGGGAAAATTGTATTTCCCATATGAAAAGTTCATTGTGTTAAGATATGGGTCATATTGACCGACATTCTCACAATGAGACATATGAGAATGACAAAGTGTAGGAGATAATCGCCATATCTCATACATTTCCAAGCACATTCTCACTTTCTCACTTTCTCATGCGGGTTGCCTTACACATATAGATATAAGTAATACACTTTGATATATATATTTGTAGAAGTAAAGATAATTGAATAAGAATAGTATGATAATAGTGAGAATATGAGAATACACTTAACATTGTAGGTCTAAATCCCATTATCTCATACATAGTGTTGTCTCATGGTTGTCTCACATGAGAATGTCATGCGAAATGAAATAGAAAGTATAAATTAAATAAATCATATTATTACATTTAATTCAAAGTGTTTTTTGGGGTTGGAGTTTCTTGTGATTGTTAAGAAACATTGGTAAAGTGCTTGCATATGATTCAATTGCAGTATTGAGGATGGCGGTATCGCTTATAAAGGGGGTATGAAATCCGGTGTGCTTTGAAGCAGTAGGTGTAAAAATTACACTCGGTGTAGCCCACTACACCTAATTGTATTATTTAGTAATTATTATCTTTTTACTTACCATATGGTTTTATCTACGGTGTAATAAAGAGTATAGAATAATTCCTTATCCCAGAGTTTTATTATCTGCGGAATCTGACCCACCCTCAAACCTCCCATTCCATATGGTTGCGGTATCGTTAATTTGTTTAGTAGCAACCTCAAAAAAAGGGGGTTCTCCACCCCTCCGAAGAAGGGTGAAGAACGGCATACTTTCCCGTATAGAGAAAGTGGAGGGCATAGGACTCAATTTTGAGCCTTATTCGTCATCTTCGGAAAAAATCACTTTGATTCCGCCTTGATTTGGGCCTTAATAGCCTCTTCGACTTTTTCGCCAAGTGTTTCAAGGTTGCGTGTGCGAGGGATGCTCAAATCAGGGTATAGAGTAAAAATCTCATCCAATGATTTAACGATAGTAGCCTTTTGAGTCATTTGAGCCTCATTCAAGGTAACTCTCATAGATGTTCCCTTGATATAGGTGTTCAAAGTCTCAAGTCTGCGTTGAAGACGAGGACTTTCATCCATTGTCTCAATTCGACTGAGTAATTGGGTAACATCCCCAATGTCCTCTTCATCCGTTGCATTTTCAAGCCATTTTTGGGCCTTCGCAGTCATCTTTATTTTATCATATTGCATATGTATATCTCCTGCCTCTGTGGGCATAGTTACTTTAATCATTGAAAGGTATAAGGTGCTAAACAAATTAACGCTTACCATATGGTTGCGTAGCAAAATAAACAGAAAGTTCTGTTAAAAAGAAAGGGTGGTTCGAGGGCGGGTCATATGAATTTTTAACAGAATTTTCTTTTTATGTCCTTTTTTCTTCGTCAGGTTTCGCAATACTAATGCTTTCTATTGGGCTATTAGCCCTACCGCTTAAAAAATATATTCAATCCAATATATTCCTTTCGCTCAACATAGAAAGTATTATGTTTCCTTACCATATGGTTCAAAAATAAGGGTGGTTCGAGGGTGGGTAAATATTTTTGGCGAATGCGGAAACCTCCCCCGTGTGCTGGGGTAGATATATATTCTTTCAAGTCGAAGCAGTATTGCTCATTGAATACTGCTCACTCCTTTCTCTCATTATTATTACTTACCATATGGTAGGCGATAGCAAAATACCTCGGTAGGGGGTGTAAAATTGTTCAACGAAGATGACGAGTAACCCTCACCTTACTAAATTTTACTTACCATATGGTAGGCGTAAGCATAATCTACCGGGGCAGGTGAAAAAATTGTTTAACGAAGAAGACGAATAACGCCATACTTCATTTTTTCTTACCATATGGTTCTGTTGGGTGTGCATGAGGGTGGGCGAAAATAGAATTTAACGAAGTTAATATCCTTATCTTAGTTGGGGCAATATATATTCCACGAGTACAGACCATTTGACTTACGAATGTTCTGTTACTCATTACATTATTATTACCATATGGTAAGGAATGATTTGCTGGAAACCTTATATTATATACGGCATACAACAAACATACCCAAAGGGGGTTTTGAAATATGTCGAAAAAAAATATAGATGACAATGATTGGAATGCTTGGGTTGCAGATGTGCGAACATTTGTTTCTCAAGATATGGATGCGGTGTTGAGCGCAACTCAACAAATGACTGAAGCAAAAGGCGAGGATTTTGATGCTGATTTCTTTAAAGAAGATTGGGCCGATATTATCGAAAACATCGAGAAAGGCGACAAGCGAGCAAGTCGAAGAACTGATTTTAAGTCTAATATCTTGAACTCAGGAAGAGAAATGGCTAATTGGCCTAAGCGTCAAGGTGGCGGTATCTCTTTACCTGCTTATCAAGTTGCAGTTTTGAATGAAGGACAAGTAATTTTGAATGAAGCATATACCGCTTTTTGGAATGTTCTTGAAACAAACGACGCTACACATCTTGAAATGACTCGTTCTTCTGCTAAGAATGGTGACGGACAAGAATACGGAAACCTTGAGAACTTTTTGAAGGCTCGCATTTCATCTCGAATTGCTGGACTTAAAGGCGACATCAGAAACGGCACTTGGGCCGATGCTGACGATGCTAAAAAGTTTTCTTTGGCTTCTAAACTTCTACGGCCTTATACGCCTAAAGAAGAAGTTGCCGTTGAAGAAGCAGTTGTTGAAGAGGCTTCCGAATGAAGCACTTCTTCCACTTCTTTGAAGACGACGAAGAATGATTTTTAATCATTCGGGGAATTGACGGGTTAAAGAAAAGAACTCGCTGTGTTGAGAAAACAATGCAGGGCAAAACAAATCGGAGTTATGGATTCTCCTTAAAAATCCACCTTTTTTAACCTGCGGTCTATCATACAAATTACTTTGATACCATATGGTAAGGAGGAACGGGAACCATAAGATTAAAGACGCTTTGCTGTTTCTTAAATACGAGTTTTAAGAGAGCATTTTGCCCACCCTCAATCCACCCATACTATCTGAAAAAACGATTGAAGAAATCTTGAACCATATGGTAAGGATAATTTGTATAATACCTTATATCTATTAGATATTAATTATAATCATGTTTTGGAAAAAGCGAGAACCGAAGTTTGTAATTAAAGTAAAACAGAACCGATACGAGAAGTTCATTATTGATGAACTCCGTGTCAGTGCTGATAGTCAAGAAGAGTTGGAAAAAGAACTCATTCTTGCACTAAAACAAATCTCTCAACAATTACAGGAGATGAACGCATGATGAGAATTGGCCCAGTTGCACCTTTAGGAAAAGGGTATGTTGATAAGCCTTATACTAATTGTAAATGGTGTGAAACAAAACTTGACCCTAATCAACACATGATGTATTATTGCGATACCGCTTGTTTTCATAAACAAAATATAACGGGTGGAATAATACAAACCGTTTATGTGCCAGAGGAGGAAGAAGAATGAAATACCCAGAAAAATTTGTAGTGGCTGATTTAATTAAAATGGACTTAGAAGAACTTTCTGCTTTAGCAGATGCTCTTTGGGAAGATTGGAAAAGAGTAGATATGGCTTTGAAAGTTGTTCAAGAGATGGACAGGCAGACAAAGGAGGCGAGTGAAGAATGAAAAAAATTACAAGACAAGCAATACAGGCATTTACCTATAATCGAAACTTCAAGAAAAGCAATACTGAAGTTAAGTATTCATGTGTAGAGAATTACCCCTCTTCATGGAAGTGTGAATTGTTTCTTTTTGGTAATTTGATTGCTTACAAGGATTGTCATGGTTTCTTTATTTCATCCGGTGGTTGGGAAACCGTAACTACAAAGGAAAGACTAAATGGTTTCGACAATGTGCATATTTATCAAAAAAACTATCGTTGGATTCTCAACGGTCGAAGTTGGAATGGTAAATGGCAAGAAATACAGTGAGTTGGTGGAGGGTGGAAGCGGTAAAAAACAGGTAGGATTGTTTAACGCCTATATGCTTATACTTAGTGTATGAAATATAAAGATATATAGAATATTCTTAGTGATTCCCTAAAAGAACTAAGACAAACGGGTGTAAAGCCCGTTCCTACTCCCTTAAAAGAGATAGCGGGTTTATCCAGTAAAAATACTCAATTTTCTTAATTGGCTTCGTTTTTGTTAAACTTTTGTTTGTCAGGATTAAAGATGGCGGCTGTGAAAGGTCGGTCTTAAAGTATTTTCCCGTTATTTTTTTTGTTTTTTTATCTAAGGTCTTTCTACAAATTATTATTACCATATGGTAGGGCTTGGCTATGACAAATAAAGGTATAGCCGAAATTGCCCACCTCACCTATATAAAAGGTGCAACTTTTATATTAAGAACTCCAAACCATCTTTCCCACCCTCAATCCAACCCATGCTTTAAAATTCTGAAGATAAAACTATCTATTTCATAGAACCATATGGTTCATGCGTTAGCATAATGAAACCGCAGGAGGTGTGAAAGTGTTTAACGATGAAGACGAGTGACCTTCACTAACTTTCCTTACCATATGGTTCACTTTGGGAATTTTTTTAATTAAAAAACATTAAATAGAAAAAGCCCATCATAATAATCATGGAAGAATTTATGAAAAAGGTCATGCGCCAACATAAAAATACCTTATATTTGCCCTCAATGTGGGCTATGATGGAAGAAATAGATAGAATGCTTTGGATTTGGGAACAATTTGACTCACTTTGGCGCAATTCTTACCCCCCACCGATGAAAAATCAGAAACAATTGGGCATTTTACTCTCAGAACTACATAAAAGTCGGCAAAACTGCAAAAGTTTATATAGACATTGTGAATTAGACTTTAATAGTTGGAGTGCCCTACAAGATTTACCTTTAGAAAGTCTCGTAGTTCGCCAAACAGGGAATACAACAAAAGAAGATAAAGAATAATAACTTATTTAAAGGTAATAATAATAATAACTTATTTAAAGATAAAGAATAATAACTTATTTAAAAGGGAGATAATAATAATGTCGAAAATAAACTTTCGCTGGGAATGGAATAAAAAAGAAAAATTTTTTTTCGCTAGTCCCAAAAAAATTCCCGGCCATTTTTTCAACAAGGGGGTGCAATAATGGGTTGGCAAGATATATTAAAGGATAGAAGTCGAGATACGGCTCAAGAGATACTAATTTCCTTCCGAGAATTTACACCAATACGGGAAATAACTAAAGAGGAAGAAGACCAAGTTCTTTCATCTATGTTTGACAAGCCTCCACAGTTTTCCCTTGTTTATAAAAAAACTTTAGAATTTATGAAACCCTTTGATGAAATTAAAAGAGATGGTTTAAATTTTGTTTTTAAATTCGATATAGAGGGAGTGCCTTTTACATTAAAAATGCCGTTTATGCGTCAAGTATGGAATAATAAAGGAGGTATTGGTGAAAAGGCGGGAGATACATTCCCAACAATGGACTCAACTGGAATGCGTTTTTGCGTAAAGGCTAATAATGTGATGACAAATGGGGATTTTATGGTTACACTTCTTCTCGCAAGTAAAAATAACCAATTACCTGCAATTCTTACTCTTCCCGCATATGTAGAAAGACACATGCCGGAAACTAAAATGCACTCAATAAATGATTTTATAACTATTTATGATTCAAATGAACAGGATTACAAGGACACACTTTTAGAACAAATATGGAGACATGTAGAACAGATTGACGAAACAGAATGGCCCCCCATAAAAATGAGATATGGTGATTTAATAGATGATTTAAATGGACATTTAGGGGAATACATACCTAAAAAATTATTAAGGCGTTGGTAATATGATTGAGAAGGAGGAGAGAGTAATGTCTTGGGAACACATATTAAAATCGAACCCCCCACCGATGAATAGAGAGGAAGGTAATTTTTATAGTCTTGTGAATGAACGGGGATTTACTGGAAGTATTTATGGATTTCTTGGAAATAAACTTTCTGTGATGACAGAAGAAAAAACAGGTAGACAAATTACATCTCGAATACCCCCGTTGAGAGATACATTGGAAAGCGGGCAAAGACAAGATAAACTCAAAGAATGGGTTAATGCCTTTACACGCTCTATGGAATTTGTATCAGGCATAGTAGATTCTAACAGTGGAGTAGAATGGGTAGAAGACAATGTTTCTGTTAAAGGGTCTTCAGGTAAGAATTATAGTATAAAAACAAGGGAAATGAACGAGGGGTGCTACGAAGTCAGTACTGAAGAAGGTGTTAAGATTTGCATTGTATTATCCGAAGAGTTACCAGCGGGAGATAATTTAGGAGGGCTAATTCTTACACTACTTGATGATAGGAGTACTCAGAAAAACATTGAAGGAATAAGTGATTACCTGAATCAGGACACATATATTGAATGTCCGTTTGAGGACACAAAGTTTAGAATAGATATAAAAAACGATGAAGGTAAATGTCCTACTTGTCAGGCAGGTTTTGTTATAGAGGATATGTCATTTGAACCCCAGTTTAGAGCAGAAACTGAATTTTATGTAGACCCTATAAATACAGATAAATTTAGGATAGGTAGACTTAGCAATTGGGATGTTGATTATAGTTCAACAAATAAATTATTTTATAAAGAATCATCCGAAGAACATTTTTATAATTCTGATTGGGTAAAACCTGATGATTGGGTTAATATGAATGACTTTACGACTATGCGGAGAATAATAGCATTTAAAATAGATGAACCACCTTTTTTTGCTAGTGCAAATTTAACACCTCTTGATGATGCTAAGTTTGGTATGTCACAGGGAAAATCATTCCGTAACTCAGTTCTGTATAAAGACGGCAGGGAATTAACTTTTACAGGGATAGCGAAAATTGTAAGAGAAGAAAGTGGATTTGACGACTCATCAATAGGTTATAGTTATATAAAAACCCTATTTAATTTTTTGGTAGATTACCCCTATTATTATGAAAGATATAATTTTCCAATGATTTTAGGGTTTGAAGAAACTGAACATAAAAATGTATATGGGTATCTTGGGGGCTATTTAGAAATAATTTTACAACCAGATAATACCCACACGGTAAAAAATGTAGGCAATCCCGATACATATGAATTTTATAAAAGTCAGAAGAACTTAAGTAGTATTGCCATTCTTGATAATAACATGAAGTGGACAGAATATCTAAAAAAGTCTTCTACCGACAACATGGAAAGTTGGGAAATTGCTCTAAAGAGTTTTATCGAAGAAGGTAAAAAAATAGGCGTTCCCTTATCAGTAATGGAAATACTACAACTGGCAAAAGAAGCAACGACTTCGCAAAGCGAAGGTTTTGAGACACTACACCGCCCTACATTCAGTGAAGATGAGGAGGAAGAAGAAGATGTTTGAATGGGATAAACCTGCCGCCTTACAACTTATAGCAAATTATAAAAAATTTTGGGGGCCAAGTAAAAATTCTGAATATGGCATTACTGGAAAACCTGATGCCAATACCGGAAAGGCTAATGCTAAGTCAGTATATCAAACAGTTATGAATCACGGAAAACAAACAATAGGTCGAGGGGTCAAGGGATTTATTGGTGCAGGTGATATTCTCCTCGATTTAATTGAAATTATAGATGAACCTATAATGTTAGAAGAACACATATTAGATATAAAAAAACTAATAGATGACTTGGGGGCATTAGAAAAGAACCCAAAAAGAAATCCGCAGAATATAGTTTTTAGAACAATGGTAGATTTTAAAGCACCAAAGGGTGATGAAAAACCTAAAATTAAAAGGGGTTTTTCGAGAGGTCATTTTTTAACTCCCGCCTATTGGGATTACCGCACATGGAATGCTAAACAAACGGGGCAGGAATTTTCAAGTGTGAATCCTAAAGGTAAAAATTGGTCTGTTCAAGGTGAAACTGAAAATACAGTTCCACTGGGTAAAGCAAAGCCCCCACTATGGCAAGCAATTTTTGGCCCTGAAAATAGTCTAAGGGTATTAATAGCAGGGGTCATAGAATTAATTGATAAACAAAAAGCACCTCCTGTTGTTAATTTATCAGTAAATGCTAATTTAGGTGCGAAGACTGGCGCAGTTCAAATGGCTACAATTACAGGACTTAACAAAGCAATACGAGAAGTTATGGCCGATGGAAGTATCTACGCAAGAGGAACTAAAATTGCAGTAAAGGACAGACTTAACCAAGCAATTAGTAGAAAGACATTCACTATTAATCAGTCCGATTTAAAGATACTTGTTGAAAATTGCACTGTTCAAATTGATGGTGAAAAAATTGAAATTGACGAAGTGGTGAATTACGAAACAATTAACAATGTGTCTCTTAAGTTTCCAGCAAATAATAAGACTCTAAATAAAATTGTCCGTGAAGTTATGGGTGAAGAAATGAATACATACAAAGTTCCGAACAGCACTCAAACTGACGGTATTACGCTCAAGCAACTCGATGCTATGACAGTATTTAGTAATTTAATGAAGGTGATAAAGTGAATAATAGTGTAGGGCCTGAAAACGAAAGCGGTTCGTGGTGGAATGTAATTAAGGCATACGAAGATTTACAAGACGAAAGTTATCAGGCCGCTTACATTGTAGTTGAAGAAATTATCAACTCTATCGGTAATGAAGAAATTTCCGAATTATTAACAGAAATGTTAGATATTTGGGATGGAGATAACTTAAGAGTTCACGCTACAGGTGGACTATTATCGGGTGGAACTCAACATGTAGGTGTCACTGAAGAAAATAGATTAACCCCCGCACAGCAAACAAGAATGGAAGCCTTAAATTTAAAGGTATTAAATAATACTATTAGTAGAAGAGAAAACATAGAATATGAAGAATTAGTGTCTTTAGCAGGATTCGCCTTACAAGAACCTCAGCCAACTGATTTAATTTCATTTAATGTAAGAACTCCGAATTCAGTGTATGCGACTAAAGCCACACAGATTTATTTTGATAAAAAGGGTGATGATAAGTTTTCAAACACTACGATAGCGCAGTTTATTAAAGATTTAAATGAGGTCATAGAAAATGCGTAAAGTTCGTAAATCTTGCCCTCTATGTAATCATCCTGATAGGGATAACTTAGAAATAGAAATTCTTGAAGGTCGCATGGAAGCAAATGCTCTTGATAGAGAAGAAGGTTGGAGAGCCGGAACTACAAGAAAGCATATGCAACAACATTTGAATGCTTATCACGATAATTCAAACGATAAGTGTGCTATGTGTGTAGCCCCAAATAGAAAAGATTTAGAAGCGGCAATTGTAGATGGACATATGAAACCGAGCAAGGTTGCAGAATATTTAGATGTCGGGGTAGATTCAATTAACTTACATATGAAGAAACATCTCAAACCTATCGTTCAACAATCGGCGGCATTAGATGTAGCCCGTGTAGAATTGAACGAAATTGACCTACTTTCGCAAAATGTTTCAATGTTACAGGGTAAAATTCAACAATTTATCATAGATAATGACGAATTAGACTTCAAAACCGTGGATTCTTTGGTAAAATTAAGCAAAGAAATTCGTGAATCTTTGAAGTATGCGCTGGAATTTAAGGGCAAATTAGTGCATAAAAGAGAGGAAACTGTGGTAATTCAGCAGATTGAAGTCATACAAAAGGTTCTTATAGAAAGATACCCCGAAGTATGGACTGAGATACGAGACGATATAGCGGAGAGATTAGCATGAGTTGGAAAAAAATATTAAAATCCCTTCCAGATTTTAGTAAATTTATTGAAGAAGATTTTACTTATTCAAATATGGTTTTTGATGAGAAAAACTATGCGCCATATATTAAGTTTGATGATGTTAGGAGAAGAAAGGTTAGAGAAGCAAAGCAAAAGGTTTTGAATTACTTTGATAACTTAACAGAAGAAGAACAAGAAGAAATATCGCTTGCTATAAATTTCGGAGATGGTTTTGGTGGTTCTGTTGATGAGAGTCTTTTATATTCTATTATGATAGGTTTAATGGCTAAGGCTATGAAACTAAATATAGAAGAAGTTGTTGAAGGATATACATTTCAAATGCTTTATGAGTTTAACGCAAGAGCAGTTGTGGAAGAAGCAAATATTTAGAAAATGCAGGAGAGATTAGCATGAGTTGGGAAGAACAATTAAGAAAAGCACCCTTTGGTAGGTTTAGGAGAAATAAAAAATCTGAACAACCAACACAAGAAAAAGAAACTATCTATAATATCAAAATGTTATACTCTACAGAAGCAAATAATGAATTGGATAAAGTGCCTCAAGGTATTGGAATAACAACTCCACAAGGGTTGCGAAACGCCGTGAATCTTTTAGACGAATTAACTACCATTAATGAAATAAGAGCAACTTTAAACAAATACGCTAATAAATTGGGATACTATAACCCTAAACAATGGGAATATTATACGATTGAACCTGCTAAAAAGGCTTTACAATATTTAAACGAGAATCAAAAATAAGGAGACATTAGTATGAGTTGGAAGAATAAAATAAAAAAGATAGAGAAAAAAAAGAAATTGAAGTTTTCCGATTTAACTGAGGAACAAAAACAATTTCTACGAGATGCTAGACAATTTGAAAAGGACTTTAAAAAACTATTTCCTGAAATTAAATGGAAAAAAAGAACCAAAGGGGAATGATTTTTATGAATTGGTTTGAAATTCTAAAAATTTCTTTCAAGCCAGTAGACCGTGATAGACCTGCACCTAATATTAAAATACAACCTGATGAAGCACATAACGCAACTTATGGTTTTAGAGATGATTCAATGACTATTTCAGGAAACCCCGAACTTACACCTGAACAATTAGCAAGGTCATTAGCACATGAAACAACTCACCAAGCCCAATATAATACAGAACCCGAATTACAAAAGTTGGGAATAGAAACTATGACAAATCTTATAGAATTTATGAGTCAAATAAACGACATAGATATTAATATATTATCTAATGAAGAATTTATGACTATATGGAGAGAACTACAACCTGAAATGGAAAGAACTCTTAAGAAACATTTTGAATTGATACTTACATTAGAAATGCAAGCATATATAGATAGAGATTTTAGCGATAGACAGTTTAGAATTGACTTTGTAAATCTTATGATAGAAGATATTATTTTTAGAGTGACACAAATTAAAAATATTATTGGCATGACTGATGAGAAATTTAATTATGTTCAAGAAATACTTATAAGAGTTCTTAGACCCCTTATAGATAGAATAGCGGCTTCCTTTGTAAGAAGAGAGAGGGTGAGACAATGAAGTGGCAAAATATTCTTAAACTCGATTGGCGTGAAATGCTCGATTCTTATATAACCAAAGACAGTTTATTTGAAAACATTTATAAACACCTTACAGATAGTCTTGGTTATAACGCCCCGTCAAAAGACGAGGTTATTGACTACTTGGAAGAAAATTACGAGAGACATAAACTATGGGCAAACTTATGGAGTGAGAAAGAATGACATGGACAGACTTAATTAAAGAAAAAGACCTCTTCGCCTATCAAAAATTAGGTATCGAAAAGGGTGTTAAAAAAACGGGCGTTTGTCCAAGATGTAAAAAAAGTGTCGTAAAATTTAACATGTGTCCTATGAACTTACCCCCTCTACCAATTAAACCTAATTGCCCCATGAAGACAGAAGAGAGGGATTAAATTGGAATGGTTTCAGATTTTAAAGATTAAAATTATCGGTAAAAAATTTTCCGTTGATGGTAAGACCTACCACTTTAATCCTGAACAAGTTAAAGAATATAAAAAAGAATATAATAACCCCCTCATTTCACATGTCAGTAATGACTCTAAAAAAAGAATAGCGTTAAGAAATGTTATTAGAAAATATAATATTAGAGGCGCATAATATGTGGTTCGATGTATTGCGTAAAAAATCTAAGACAAAAAAAGACGCTTGTTATCGCAAGGTAAGAAGTCGTTATAAAAAATGGCCTTCCGCCTATGCTTCTGGTGCTTTAGTTCAATGTCGTAAAAAGGGTGCGGCTAATTGGGGCAATTCAAAAAAGAAGTGATATAATGTGGCAATACATACTCAAGGAAGAATCCAAATGGATGAACAGTCTTTCTGCGAGTAAGCAAAAATTACTTGATTCCAAACCTTCCTTTGAAGTGGACATTCCTGAATTGTCATTTCCTGATAACGAAGAGGAACTTCCAAAGGTTTTAAAAATTATAAAAGACCAAGACTTAGATAAAAAAACTATTGAAAATTTAGATAAGAATAATCATAAAATGTTAGTTGATGTTGTTGGTGAGAAAATTTCGGATTGGGAAGATTTTATTGAAGATGTAGACATTCATACTATAAGGCTTAAAATGAAATATGGTAGAAAGCGACCATATGAAATTTCGGATGAAATTAAATCTATAACAACAACAGACGATACACCTTCTTTCCCAAGCGGCCATGCTATTGAAGCACATGCGCTGGCTAAAGTTCTCGGTGAAAAATATCCCGATAAGAAAAAAGAACTTAACTCTTTGGCTGAAAAAATTTCTTTCTCCCGTGTTCAAATGGGTAATCATTATCCGAGTGATATAGAAGCAGGTAAAAAAGTAGGACTTATGCTTGCCGATGCGTATTTAGATATTTCTAAATCTTGGGAAAATATTTTACAAAGTGGCGATAACTTTAAGAGAGAGAAGTCCGAAGGCTTACATGGGTGGTTTTCTCGAAGAGGTGGAAAGGAAGGTAAAGGGAAGAAAACACAGGGAGGATGGATTGACTGTTCTTCATGTGGAAAGAAAAACGGCCCTAAACCTTGTGGTAGAAAAGATGCTTCAAAGGGTAGAAAGAGAAGATGCCGCCCTACTTGTGCGGCTTGTAAAACTTACAAACGGAGGAAAGGAAAATGAGTTGGGAAGATATTCTAAAAAAGAAATCTCGAAAAAAAAGTTTTAGCGCATATGACGCTGGAAAATTAATTCACGATAGGGCAAAATTTGCGAGGAATAAATTCAGAGGAGAAAAACCCACTTCCCGATATATGCCCGAACCACCTAAGCCCACACCCACCCCTAAACCAAAACCTACCCCTAAACCTAAAAGACAGATTCCCGCAAGAACAATAGTTGATAATTACTTTGAGATGTATGCAAGTCAAGGAAAGGGTGAACCGACTATGCAAGATATTATTAGAGAAGAAGGTAGACCACTTACCATTGATGAAGAACAATCATATTATAATAGAAAACAAAGAGAGTGATAAAATGAGTTGGGAAGATATACTAAAGGCTAAAGAATCAGACCGTGAGATTGAAGAAAAAATTCTTGCAGAAATTAAAAAAGAAGGCGGTGCTTTGGGTATGAAGAATCTAAAAAGTATTGCCGACCGTAAAACTCTAAAAAGAATTGTTAACGATTTAGTTAGAAAAAAGAAAATTTACATTCACACCGATGGCGACATCTATACACATAAACCAGAAAGCAAAAGAAGGGGGCCATTTACAGCATGATTTGGCAAGACGGTTTAAGAAAAAAACAAACTAAATTTGGCCTACAAAGAACTTTGGATGGAAAAAATATCGCAGATATTAACCCAATAGAAGAAATAGTAGCCGAAAGAAAAAAGGCTGATAAGTCGTTAGCCGAAAGAAAAAAGCGTGAAGCCAAAAGATTAGCAGTAGCAAACCGTGAAGGGCAAAAAACTCTTGAAAAAGAAGACGAGTGCATTAATGATACCGACCTGCGAATTGATAGGTTTGAAGAATTAATTGAAGTTTGTAAGAACCTAATAACGCTAATTAAACAATCCGATGTCTCAACTACCCGTGATTTTAGAGTAGAAATAGCAGAAGCCTACAGCACATTATTAGGCACATATAATGAAATATACATGGATATGTTTTGTTTTAAAAATCAATTAGATAACGAATAACTATAAATACCAAATCCCTCTAAGATATAAATAGGGATTCATATGAGTACAGAAGATAAAATAGAAGATGCCGCTGATATTGCAGAAGACATTGTAGAATTAGCAGAAGATTTGGGGCTTATTTCCGAAGGCCAAGAGGCAAAGTATAAGGCTTTAATTCAAAAGGCACTACCAAAAGTAATAATTGTTTTAGGTGGAATTTTGGGAATTTACATGTTGCTTAAGTGATAGCCATGCAATACCTGAATATAGATGAAGCCCGTAGGGGATTAAATCCTCGGCGGGGTAAAGAACCTTCTACTAAGTATTTAGATAATTTAAAAGAAATTAGCCCTACAAACCTAAGAAGGTTTGAAAGAGAAATTATTATTGATGAGGATAAGTCTTTTGCTGAAATGATTAAACAGCGGGGAAGAAACCCTAAGAAGATTAAAGCCTTAGCCCAGCCTACTTATGACAGACTTTATCCTATTGTGTTTTCTAAAATATTAGAACGCAAGTATAGCGAAACAGAAACCTTTGCAGACAAAATGCAGGGAGACCCCTTGAGATGGATTGAGAGCAACATTCAAACTATTTATGAAGAATTGCTTAAAGGTAATCCTCTTGCGCTAATCTACTCTATGATAACTGCTCGTGAATTAAAGGCGGTTGAAGTAGGTAAAAATAATAAGAAACAAAATAACGAAACAAAAAGACTTTTACAATTAATAGAGCCTAATAATGAAGCATATGCAAAATTAGACAAATCTCTCATAGAAGAATTTTCTACTAAATTTTTAACCCAATTAAATAATATTCATACCGAACCTGAAGATACGGAACAGCAATTTTCTAATCGCCAAGCGAGAGAAATTATATTAACTAAAAATAAAACTGATTTTGAATCTATCATTAAGATATTCAATCATATGATTAACAGGTCTGATACAAACTTACAAGGCCCTTTTGCAGATTTTATAAAAAATGGTAAAAATCTTGAATCGAAGGCGGCTTGGACAAAAAGAATAATTCTATTAGGAGATTCACCTACACCTGCTGTAATTGAATCATTGACTTCTAATTTACTTACATTTAAGACATCTCAAAAAACCCGTATCGGAACAGGTTTAGATTTAAAAAATAATCGAAGAATACCCGAATGGGCTTCATCAGAATATAAGCGACAACTTAGAATGGTAGGTGAAAATCAAAAAATCTTTACAGTCGCAGGGGTCACTGTTGCCCAAAGAGACAAGGAGACAAATAAACTTGTAATTGACGCAGGGGCTAAGAAAGAAGCAGAAGACGCACTTATAGCAAATACTAAAAAAGCAAATTCTACTGAACGCCAAAGTTTTAATAAATGGATTGAAAACGAAGGTCTTAAAAATATTACACAAGTAGACCTTCCATCTCAATTCAACGATTTAAGATTTATGAAATTATTAACTTCGTATTACATGCAAGAAAATCCAACGCCGTTTGTAATACCGCAAAATTATTCTCCCGTATTTATGGAGGGGGAAGATGATTTAGTGAGAGCCAAAGGTGAGCAATTTTTAAATTTAATTTCCTTCGCAAGCAAATTCGGGGTAGAAGGTTTGGAAGAAATTAATTTTGTCTTAAGTGAAATTCAAGAAATAATAGAAGACCAATCAATAAGAGCGTTAAGTCGAGAAGCCGAAGAATTAGAAACTCAAATCAGTGAAGCAGTAGAAAAAATACTAATACCAATTGTTCAAGGTGTTACTACGGAATTACTAAATTGGATAAAAAGTATTTCATTTGATGAAATAAAAAGCAAGGGCAATTACTTAACAGTCTCGGTTAATAAACAAAATCTTGACCCGTGGGATTTCTTAAAAACATTAAGTCCTTCCGCTTTAAGACAATTTAGACCATTACAGGAAGAAGGTGATTAAAATGCAAATAGTAAGTGAAGATGAATATTTAAGAATGTTAGATAATTTTATACAAGAGCATCCATTATACTCAAATATTTACGAGTTAGCAGGAACAGTAGGGCCGGAAAAAACTGAAAAGAACCCCAAAGCGAGAAAGGTAACGGTTGATTTTTATACATCGTTATCTAAAAAAGCAAAAACGGCTGGTTTCAATTTACCTAAAGAACTTTTAGATATTTTAATTTTATTGGATATTGCCAGCGGTTCTCCTACAATTCTAATAGGTAATACCGAAGTTTATAAAAATAGTAGTGTTAATCTATTATCATATTCCGCCGCTGAAAAAATGTCCAAAGTTTTACAGATGGGCGAAGAACTTAACGGGTTAACATTAGTTTCAGTTAATGATAGTGAGATTACTGATGTTATGCAAGAACTTAATGTTCCAGAAATTACAAATAAATATCCGAGCGTTGGGCGATTTTTTAATATTATAATTAGTGCTATGGAAGGGGAAGACGAAGAGGTTGAACTAAAACCTACTAAGGATTTATCGGGTATCGTAGATTTATTTAGAAAATATGATATAAAAAATTCTGATGATAGAATTAAAATCTATGAATATTGGGATGAAACACAAAGCGTTTTTAATTCGTTAGGTAATGAGACTTTTCCATTTCCACAAGAAGTGTCATATGATTCAGCACTAAATATTACATTTGCTGATAAAAAGTTTCAGGAAGAATTGTTAGGGTATAAAGATATTGAAGATTTTAATAAAGTAAGATTGTCTATTATAAAGAAACTTACAGGTAGGGGTGGAATTAAATTGCCCAAATTTACTGTAACATATAAAGGTGATATTTCTATGAGCCAATATGAAGACAAGGTGACATTGATTAAATTAGCCAGTGATTTTTTACAAGCAAAAACTGGAGACACAAGAGAATATCAAGAACTATTTACAAGAGGTAGTGGTGAAACTTCTCAACGAGAAGAACTTAATATTAAAGATACTGATACAGGTTCACAAACCACTACAACAACTTCAGTAGACCCAACAGAACAAGTTGGTGAGGTAGCGAATCAAAAAATCAATAAGGTTAAAAAAATAGGAGACCCCTTAGCCTTACTTTCTGCTTTTAAAAAGGGTGGTTTTTTTATTGATTGGAAATTGGCCGATGGAATTAAAAATAAAATTAAATCAGAAATGACTGAACAATTAACTAATGTGAGACAAGAGATAATTCAAAGTAGGATAGAAGCCATTGATGCTTTTGCTGATGAATTGATAAGCGATTTCACTGAAAGAGAATCATATACATTTTCCATTATAGATGATACTAAAAATAAAACATTTCTTAGTCGTTTAAATCACAAGCAACTTGTATTATCATACTATGAGTTAGAACTAAAGGATGATTTATTAGTATTTACTAAGAAAGATACTCCTTTTGATAACTATTTTAAATATGTGGACACTATCAATGAGATGGTAAAAAATACTATGAAAGTAATTAATGATATTAAAAATATTATACCAGAATCTATGTATAATATCAATGCCCCAAGAGGGGCGAGATTAAGAGGTTCAGGTCAAACGGCATATACAAGAGGGGGTAGTTATCCTTCTACGGCTGGAAAGTTTGCAGAATCAAAACCTGAAAAAAAATACCAAGATTTTATATTTATCTATGATGAATTAATTAAACTTGTAAATGCTTACTACTACGAAACATTAGACCCAAGATTTTTCTTCCACAATGATGCACCTGAATTTACCAAAGACTCTAATTATAAGAAAATTATTTCACTGTCCACTAAGTCAAGAAAAAGCGTTCTTGCTGGAATGAAAAGAAGTATGGTTAAAAGAAAAAATATCAATTTAGATAAAAAAGATTTAGATACACTTGCTAATTTTTTCGAGAAACTAAAATACTACGGACAATTAGGCCCAGCGGAAATGATTGAAATATTTCAGGAAGTAGAACCAATTTTTAATAACTTATATTTAGCCGACTTAGTTTTAGATGAAGGGCAAAGTAAAAGAGAGGTAGTTACCAAAATTACTTCAGACATTCGCAATTCATTAGGTAAATTTATTTTTGACTTATTAAAATCCAGTGGTAATCTTATAGAAAGTGTGGAGTATGAAGGAAAACCTATAAAAGAATATGAAAATAAACAATTTACTTTAGGTAATCTTCGCCTATTTGATGTTCTTGAAGACCCCGATTTTGAGCAATACGCATTAGACAATAAAATGGAAACCTCACTTAAAAACCTCGTAAGAGAAATGAATGATAGCCCCTTGACAATTAAAAGAGAATTAACGGATAAGGATGCTATGTATAAAGCATACATTGAGGCATTAGATTTACTAAAGGATGATAAAAACCAAATGATTTACAAGGCATTTTTACAAACAGATAATGTTGAGCATGTCGAATACGCATTAGATTTAATTGCTAAGGAAGATAAAATTGATTTATATGCTCGTGACATCGAGGGTATTGTAGAATCTAATGATTCATTTAATACACTGTCTTATCTATTTGGGGTTAGCCCTGATATAATCTACAAGGTAAAGGGGCTATTCAGATGAAGAAGGCTTGGGGAATATTAAAGGGTACTCGTATAACTAATAGGGCTAAAAAAATAACTGATGAAATTATGGCAGACGGTGAAGAAAGAAGTGTCAGAATGATATTAGATTTAATATGGGATGATGTTGAGAGGAGAAAGGTTTCTGGGCGTGATACAATCCCCACAATAGGAGAACTTAGTTATTATTTGTCAAAAAATAAAGAATATACAAAAAGAATAAAACAGTTTAGTAGACGCCAAGTTACAGTTTATGAAAGGGTGATTGGTTAATGGACTTACTTACAGAAATGGATATGAAAGCCTCCGATGGTAATTTTGAATATTTCTTTACAAAAATTCTCGGAATGGAAATGGCAGACTTTCACCGTGATTGGCTACAATCAGTTCACGACACTCAAAGAACTGTAATCATTTGTTCACGAGACCACGGAAAGTCTGTATTCTTTCACTCTTGGTGTATCTACCAATTAATTTTTCAACCTCCACCATATCAAATGATTTACATTTCATCAAACCAAAAACAGACAATGGTTCACATGAAAGACATTGACCGAATGTTCACAAACATTCCTGCCCTAAGAAAATACAAACCTAAAGCAGGTTGGGCTGTCGGCTCAATGAGATTAACAAACGGAAATGAAATACTTGAGCGTTCCGTTGGTTCACAGATTCGTGGACTTCACCCTCAAGAAATTATTATTGACGACCCTATGAAGGAGTTTTCTGTAGCCGCCATACAGCGAGTTACAGATTGGTTTTGGGGAGACATGATTCCTACTCTTCACCACACCGCTACTTTACGAATGGTCGGAACACCTTTCACATACACTGATATATTTGCCGCATTAGAGGAAAACCCTGAATATGATGTGCAACGCTATCCAGCGATAAATCAAACGGGTGATGCTCTTTGGCCCTCTCGTTGGGATATTGATTCTTTAGAAAAAAGAAAGCGTGAAATAGGTTCTTCAAAGTTCACAAGAGAATATCTTTGCATACCAATTTCATCCAATACGATGTTATTTGGAAAAGAGTTTATAGATAAGTCTAAAGACCGGACAAGTAAGTTATTGTATCATGGTAACAATGAGGCTTTCAAATACTACATCGGTTACGACCCTTCTCTTTCAGCAGACGGCGACTACACAGTAATGATGGTTATTGAAGTAGATGAGGATATGAATAAAAAAGTTGTTACAATGGTGCGTGAAAAGAATATGGATTTCCGTTCTCACATTACCCGCATTACAGACCTTTGCGAAAGATTCAAACCCGAAGTTGTAATGATTGAGACTAATACATTCGCTAAGTCCTTTGCTATGGAATTGAGGGATATATCAGATTTTCCTGTAAAAGAGTTCACCATGCACCGTAAGAAGAAGGAAGAAATTATTCTTAACTTACAGATGAACTTGGAGAATAATAAAATTATACTACCCTATGCAGATGAAAAGGCAAAGGGTGTTTCTGATGCAATTATACAAGAACTCGAAGCATTCGGTATTAGTAGCACAGGAAAAATTGAAGGTTTAGGCGCACACGATGATATTGTTATAGCACTCGCTTTGGCTAATCACGCCACAAAGTCTTTTAATGATGCCTTCGTAGACATAGATAGTAGTGGCTTATTTGGCACACCCAAAGGTCAAAGTTTCGGAGGTGGAATATATGGAATTAATATGTAAGGAAGATGAAATTAATACAAACGAACTTCGGAGAAAGTTACCAGAACTTGAAGAGGTTCAAAGACTTGAAGAAGAAAAAAAGAAAGAAATAAAAGATTTATTAAAACTTAGTGAATGGTTGCCATATCAATCCATTGATGAAACTGAAGTTATCAAGGATATATCTAAAATATATTCAGTAAATCTTACAGATGCGAGAAACATGTTATCGTCTTTTCCTGAAGAACCCCTCATTGATAACAAACCTATACCGGATATTGTTAAGGATTTAAGAAACATGCGTAGACAGTTAAAGGGAGACTCAAGGATGAAGATGAGTAAAACCATAGACCATTTAATTAACGCATACGGAGAACATTTGAATAAATGTATTGATTCTATTTACTGGCTTTCTCCTTATAAATCAGCAGTTAAAATGCTTACACCTGATTTAGTTACACTTAGAAAATTAGAACATATTAAAGATGGAGATGTTAGAAAAGAAGTCATTGATGATTTGATAAAAATGTGGGAGGCCAATATTTTTAAAAATGAATTAGACTATGGAAAAGAATATTCCGACTACACTAAGGTTTTCAAGCAAAGTAAAAAAAATATTCGCTCTACCCTAAAAGGTATTTCCCACCAGTCAATTAGAAAGTCAAGGCAGAATGTTTTAGATAATATTATAATTAAAACAATTTGTAACAACCCCGGAATTTCAAGTAATGCAATACATTCGATGCTTCCTAAAAGTTACCACCGTTCTACTACTCCGCAAACTATTTCAAAAATGCTTCGTAAAATTAACGCAACAAATGTTAACGGTGACTACTACATTCTTAGTGATGAGATTAAGAAAGACCTTTACGGATATGTAGCGGGATTCATTGATTCGGATGGTTATATTACTATGGACTCTTCTTACTCTCCCCGTATAGGTATGATTGCCACGGGAGATAGAGGTAGGGCTTTCTTTCAAGAAATGGAAAAGGAACTTAAAATTGGCCGCCTACATTTAGACCAAAAGGTAGGAGAGAATAACCGGAGTCAGCACAGGTTAAACTTTTATAGTCAAAACGATATTACAAAATTGTTGGACAAGTGCCTACCCCACCTGCGTATGAAAAAAGAACAAGGGAGACTTTTACAAGAGGCTATTAAAATTAAGAAATTTTATAAGAAAGAACCGTGGGCTAAAGAAAGGGTAAGTGAAATTTTCAAACTTATTAAATGGGAAAATTGGAAGGATGCTCGTAATCAAGGTTCAGTCGAATTTGAAAAATACGATATACAAGAGGATAATATATCAAAGTATAAGGATAACTGTAAGTGGGAATTGATGAATGAAATGGATTCTATTGTTAAGGAGGATTAAGTATGGGGCTACGAGACAGATTTAGACAATTGATAAGAAGAAGAACTCCTATTCCTATGGAAAAGGATGTTTATAATTTAGGTATTCAAGAGCGTAGATACCCTCAACATTATGCAGGGCGTTATTTATACGATACTGCTAAAAATTCAACAGTTGTTAGAACTTGCTTAGTTCAACTTAAGAATGAAGTTTTCCGCCGAGGCTATGAATGGAAAAAGGCATTTGACCTTAAGTGTAACTCTTGTGGATATGAACATCAAAAATATGTAGAGGAATGTATGAATTGCAGTTCAACAGATTTAAGAAGGCCCGACTACAATCAAAAAGTCTTTGCTGAAAATTTCTTTAAAAACCATGTTAATGATTCACACCAACTATTTATTGATGTTCTCAAGGAATTAGAAACAGACCTCAATGTTATGGATGACGCTTTCTTAATTCTTGTTAAGGATTATTATTTAGAAGAAGATGGGGGGATTGCCATGTCTAAGATTAATGAGATTTATAGAGGCGACCCCACTACAATGTTTATTGAAGTTGATGAAGATGGAGATAGAGGGCATTCGAGATTTACATGTGTAACTCACCGAGAGTTTATTTCCGAAGAACGGCATGAAAAATGTGGGATATGTGGTAGTTCTCTCGAAGCAATCGAATTTACAAATAAAACAGCACAAGGGGAACAGCATTATATTACTGGAGAAGTAGTGCATTTTAGTAAATATGGGCCTTCAAGATTATACGGCCATCCGCCCGTGATTACTTTATTTAATTACATATTTACATTACAGGCTATGGAGTCTTATATTAGCACTTCATATCAAAAGATGAGAACGCCAAAGGGTATTCTTGCTGTGCAGACTAACAACATGGAGTCTCTGGTAAAGTATTGGAAAGGGGTTAAAGAAAAGTTAGAACAAGACCCCCATTACATTCCTATCATGGGTATTGAATCCGAGGGAGGTTCTCGTGGTTCTGTTGAATGGATTCCTTTTATGAACAGTCTAAAAGAGATGGATTATACTGCTGTAAAGGAAGACTTAAGAACAAGAATCTCAGCGTTTTACGGTGTAAGTAATATCTTTATGGCAGACAATACGGCTTCCGGTGGACTTAACTCCGAGGGTATGCAAATACTTGTTACTAATCGGGCAGTTGAAATGGCCCAAAGTGTGTATAATAAATATCTATTTCCATTTATGATGGAACAATTTGGAATAACAGATTGGAGAGTTCAACTTTTACGCTCGGAAGAAGAAGATGAAATTGCTGTTCTTCGTAGAAGGGAGATGGAAGTCGCACTTGCTATTCAAATGAAAAATCTCGGCTTCGAGGTTGATATGAATGAAGAAGGTGATTTTATATTCAAGAAATTCCCATCAGAAGAACTTACAACAGTTGATGTTGATAAGAAAAAAGACGCACCAATAGAAACTGATAAGTATGCTGGAACTAATATTGATTCCTCACAATTAGGGCAACTTCAAGAGCAAGCATTATTAAGCGGTCAAACAAAGGGGCAGGTAGCGGGAGAAGTAGCAGATAAGGCAGACTATACCCCAAAGAAAAGAATGCCTTCACCACCAGATAAAAGATTTAGTGGACTTCCCGGCGACGCTGGAAATAAAAATGTAGATAAAAGAACCGAGAGGAGAGTAGGATGATTTACAAGGGTTTAATGGGCAAAGATGAAATTGACTATCTTACAAGTAGATTTACAGAAATCAAATTTGTGAATTTAAGAGTCGGTATGGAAACATTAGCAACAGAAGAAATGTTATCAAGAAAAGATATTTCTCCCGAAGTCTACAATGATATTTTAAATGATGATAGAGAGGGAGTATTAAAATTGATTTCTCACAGTCAGGGCTTAATTGTGTTTGATTACGATATTGTTGGGGGAGGAAAAACGGTTAGAAGATATTTAAACGAAGTGATACAAGGTAGTGATAAAGTTATATTACTTAATCTTCTTAAGGAATCTTTTGATACTGGACAAACTGTAGTTAGTGAAACTGTAACACGACTTAATACTGAAAGACATGCAGGTCACGGGTTTGAAGAAATTAGTGATTACTCATATACTTTTATGCAAAATTATGTGGGAGATGAAGAAGACTTTAAAAGACAGACTAATTTTCGTCAATTTAAAAAAATAGTGGAGGATTCGAGGGCTTATGGCCCTGCGTCAATAAGGAAAGTAATAGTAGCAATATTCCCTTGGAGTTCAGATTACGGTTTTAAAATTGGCACTTTTCCAGTTGCGACTGTTCCCAGTATTTCTAAATTACAAAAATCAAAAGGGATTAATATTTTAAGTAAAACGAGTCGTCGTAGCACTGTTCAACAGAGTGACGAAGCAATAAAAAATGACTTGTATGTCTTAGCACCTTCAATAGATTTTGAACTTGATTTTGATGAAAAATACGGAGTATCGCCTGAAGCATTTCCTTTATTTAGGAGATGGGCTAAAAGACTGGTAAAAAGAAAAATGGAACGAAAAAGTAAGTCGAAAGATAATTTATTAGTGTTTTCTTTAAATAATAATTATGTAGATAAAGGTTTAAATAAACTATTTGGCTTAAAGTCAATAAATACACAATATACTTTATTTTCTCAAGATATTAGGTTCGACGAGTGGGCTTCAAAAAAATTAATTCAACCTAAAACTATTGAAAGAATAAAATTAAGTTTAGAAGATTCAGTAACAATATTTAAGGAAAGCACAGGTAAATATAAACCTTTACCGAGAAGGTTATTTAATGATAAAAAGTATGATAGTGGAAAACGCCTTTTAGCCGATTTAATTACAGCAAAAATTGGTTTAGCGATGGGAGATAGGTCGGGTTGGACAAAAAGAAGTTCAAGGCCGCCATCTTCACAAGATAGTTCAATTGAGAGATACCCTGTAAAAAAGTCAATTCCTAACCTAACGGATGATTTAGAATTTTTGGTTAAAAAAAGTAATAGGAAGGGGTATGATAGTTTAACAGAAACAGAAAAAGTTAATTTTGCTAAATACTGGCAAAATTGGGTTTCACTATTAGATATATTCGACCAAGAGGAATATAGAATATTTATAAGGGAAGGAAGTGACTACACAGGTATAGGCTATTTGGTTGATGAAATAGTTGCACTGGGAATTTACCCAAATAAAGTAGATAAATTAGATTCTGTTTTTGTTTTTTCAATTGATATGTTTATCCGTACTGATACAGGTAAAAGAATTAGTAGCGACCAAGCCCCAAAGAAATATCAAAACCGAAAAAAATTCCAAAATTTTATATTCATTATCAATTACGACAGGCAAGAAATAAGTGTAAGTAAATATGGTGGGCAAGATGATGCAAAACAATTTTCAATAAATTTTCAAGATTTTGACATACGAGTAGATATTGTAAATCTTATTAATAGAATAATAAGTTCGCCTAAAAATTTAATTACAAATTTACCTGAAAAACCTTATTATGCTGGTAGAGAAGGTTATACTTCCGAAGCAAGAGTTTCTATGACCCCTGAAGAAGTTGCTACTACTTATACTTATACTCAAGCAAATAATATGAAAAATCACGACCAAGTGCTTTATCACGAAGAAGTCAGACAAGATACTTTAACTGGAAGAAGGGAAGGCTTTATGGTATTTAGAGAAAAAAGAGGTGGTTACGGCTTTTTTTCATTCGACCCCTTTTACCATGATAAAGACGGACATTCGGGGGGTAGAGTAGACATTTGCATTACTCCTTTAAATAATTTATTTACGCCGTTAAGAGTTTGGGCCTCGCAGAACGGATGGTTTGAATTAAAAAACATGCCAAATGATTTATTTACAAATAATTATTCTTCTTTAAAAGAAGTTACTTTATCTTATATTACTGAAATATGCAACGACTATTTATCTACCTTTAAACCTAAACTATATGCCATTGAGAATGCTATTTGTATTCTTTCACCCCAAGAAGATACTGTTTCTCCGGATTTACACTGGTTACTGGGTAATAGAGGGGAGGGAGAAGGTGAAGTATTCCCAATTGATGTTAATGCTTACCAACCAATGCCCCTCTTTTCATCAGAAACAGAAGATATGAGTATATTTTCAGGTATTATGCGTCAAGCATGGAATACTTTCAAAAGTAAATTAAAGTTGTTAGAAGATTACCCTTTGGCTATGAAGGAAGAACAAGATTACCTTGAAATGAAACGAATAATGGGTAGAGAACGAGACTTAGAAGACTCGGAAAATTTAAATAACGAAATTTATGAATCAGCGAATAATCTTACTACAATGAATAGAGAAATACTTGATGATTATAAAAAATTATCAAATAAATTAATTAAAGAATATTTAAAACAAAATCCACCAAAGGCAACAAACCTTGCCTCAAGAAGACTATAAGGAAAGTGAAAAAATGAGTGATATAATAAGAAGAAAATTAGATGAAGCGAAAAAACAATTATCAGACCTTGAGCGAAAGGCTAATAAACCAGAACCCACGCCTAAGAAAACTGTGGATTTAACAATGAATGTGCCGGAAGTTCCTCCTGATAACTTTGAGGCAGACCCTGTTATCCCCGGAATTATTCGGCCCGGCCCTAAAATGTCGAAAAAATTTAGACAGGTGTAGATATGTGGGAAGATATTCTAAAGGCGACCTTTACTTTACCTAAAGGAACTTCGGTAAAAGAAATTAAAAGGTTAATTAATGAAGCAATAAAAAATCCTTTAGAAGCAAAAAATAATCCATTCACGGCTACAAAAAATTCAAAAGGGGCAATTAAGGTAAATGAAAACGGGGAAATTATAGGTGACGGATATAAAAGACGGGGTGGAGATTCCTTTTATCCTGTTGAGAGGGTAAAAAGTAAAGGCCCTCCTGTGGTATATGAAACAGTAGTTCAAGCACAAACTCCTCTTACCATAGATGAAGCGGCTAAACATTACAAAGAAAATGTTGTTGATTACGATGAAGTTAACCCTTTTAAGGAAAGTGAAACTATACAATATCGAGAAGAAGGTAGAAGAATGCCTAAAAAACTCAAAAGAAGGGAACTTCCTGAAGATAAACCTTATCTCGATGAAAGAGAAAAACCCCGTGTAGAAAGTAGAGAAGAAGGTAAAAAACTAAGAGCGAAAGAAACTCGTGACAGAAAAAAACGAAAGGGTAATTTTCAAGATTTTAAACCAAAATCAAATGTTAAAAGAACAGAAGATAAACTAAGAGAAAGATTAAGTATAGCAAGTAAAGAATTAAAAACAGCGGAAGATAGATTTGATTTATTAGATTATAGAACGCCTTCCCAAGATTCAATTTATGAATCTCTTGGTAAAGAAATAAAGGACTTAAGAGAGGAAATAAAAAACTTAAGAGAGGAAATAAAACAAGTAACTTCTGAATCTACTTTAACTTCTGATGAGGCTGAGGAAGAATTAAATACAAGATTTTATTTAGATTATGGGTATAATATAGAAGATATAGATAGAGTTGAAATGAAACAAAACCTACCACAAATAAGAACAATAATGTATCCGATTTCAAATGCTGATTTTGATTCCTTTATTATCGCTTTAGATAAATTTATAGATGGGGAAGATTCCCCTACAATTAATAAATATAGAGAGAAAAATAAAAATAAGTTTGATAAAATTATGGAGTTGATAGAATCAACATCTACTTCTACGGGTGGAAATACTTTAAATAAATTTATAGGCAATTTAAAAAATATGGTAGAAATATCAATGCAAACTATTGGTGGAGAGCAATATCCAGTTGCTAAAATTAAACTAAATAGACAAGGTGCTACGAGAGCCACATTAACAGTTAAGGAAAATATTAATTTTTTGGTTAATGAAGCAGAACTTAATTTACCTGTTGGTAAGAGATACACCCCTGAAGAGTTTGAAAGGGTATCTAATTGGATGGAAACTAAATACGCACCTATACCTAAAGTAACCAATTATCAAAAATTTATGGATAATTTAGTCGGAGATATATTTAACGCAAAAGGTATTCCATCTGTAAAAGATATAAGAAGTTCTACTACTGATGCTGGTTTTGATGATGTTACACTTCCTTACATGGTTGAATGGCTTACCAGTAGAAATAATCCACTGTTAACAAAATTAATAAAAAATATGTCTGTAATTGGGGGTAAAAAATTAACACCTGTTATAAAAACACAAAGAGTTCAAAAAATAGTAAATGGTGCTGAATTTAAAAATAAAAATTTTATACCTTTGATGTCTCGATATTTATTCGACCCTTCTTATAAAGAACTTTTATCCAAGAAACAGGTAGAGAGATTAGAAAAATTATTATCAGAAAAGGTTGGCGATGATACAGTTATCGGACTATTACTTTTAGTTTTAGACCAAACCTTTTCAGTTGCTTCACCAAGTAAAAAAGATACAATTGCAGATAGATTGGGAGTTAAACCAAAACCTATAACTCAACCTGATGAAACTTATGATGAGGAAATTAGCCCTGTTACGACATCGGAACAAGAAGAAAAAATTCGTTCTAAAAGAAAAGAAGATGCAAGACCTAAATATGACCCAAAGGAAGTTGAGGATTTTAAAAATAAACCTAAGCCCCCTGCTGGGCCGAGTAAAGATTACAGGGGTCGAAGAGATTTACCACGAAAGAAAAGAGGAACTGCCAGTGACCCTCTTCGTAAATCATTAGAAAAGGCAGATATATCTTCTCTTCCACCAAAGAAGCGGAGAGAAGTAAAGGCTCTACTTCAAAATGCCCATCCAACAGAATACTTCGGTGAAGACTACCTTCGTTTAGGAAAAGTTATAAATATAATTGACGGATTAGCAGAAGATGAAGAGGGCGAACTCTTAGAGAAATTGGGAGTCAAAAATCTACAAATGGTTAAGACAGCCGCATCACTAAGAAAGAAATATGAAAATTTATATAAAAAATTATACGACATGGTATATGATGAGGAGGAATAAAAAAATGGAAGAAGAAACAACAGTGGAAATTTTAGAAATATTGAAAGCCCTATCCGACAAGGTTAAGGATTTAGAAAGAAAATTAGCAGATTCAGACACAGCAATTATGAAGTCCGGATTTGTAAGAAGTCCAAGACCAAGCATAAAAGCCCAAGCGGGTATGCCAAATGGTGATGTGATTTCAAAGATGGATTGGAGTGATTTGGATTCACTTGTCAAAAATTTGGAGGGAACAATATGAGTAAAAAAGAAACAATGGTAGCCGATGAAGCCGATATGCAGGGAGTAGATGTTTTAACGCAATTAACTGAACTTACAGTTTTGCTTACTAATGCACTGGGGTATGAACCTGCCGATGCACAAAAGAATGAGAATGCTGGAAAGCAAGTTAATGTTGAACGGTTGGCGGCTAAACCAATTACAAAGGAACAGACGACGGTTAAGAGAAATTACCAAAGTAAATTAATGCCTGAAAATATGACATACAAAGCAGAACCCGACCAAGAAGAAGTTCGTGTAGAATCAGTAGCACCTGCCGAAGATTCTCAAGATAAAGATGTAGAGGCCGCTTTAGAAACAGCACTCGGAAAACTTAAGCGTCTTCGACATACCTTAACGGTAAATGAAGAGGCGGCTTTAACTCCAAGTGACGAGATGTGAGAGTAATGATATTTACTCAATTTGATAGTGTAGTAAAAAATGTTTCTTCTTTAAGTAACATGGTTCGTGCTACATTTTTAAGTGCTAAGGAAAATCCTAAAGCATATGAAAAGGATTGGGAAAAATTAGTAGTTCAATTGAGAGAACTTTTAAAAGACCCCAAAATTAAGGAACAATTTCCTAATATAGATGACAGTGTTTTGTTTTCTGATGATTCTTTTTCGGTAGCAAATAATAAAGCAGGTGAAATTTATGGATATTTTAATAATAGGCAATCTCCTATTGAAATAGTAAAACAAGATAGACCCGAAAAATTCATAGAACCGAATAAACCAATGTATCGTATATTTGAAATAGACGACATGAAAGAAATTAAAGGGCTTACAAATGATTATATTGTTCAAGAAAAATACGATGGTCTAAGAATACAAATTCATAAGTTTGAAAATAAGGTTAAGATTTACACATTTAACGCAAGAGACATTACCGACAAAATGCCTGATGTTGTTAAGGTTTTAGAAAATAGAGTTTTTCCAAGTTGTATTTTAGACGGCGAAGCAGTAATGTATAAAGACGGAGAACCTTTAGTTCGAGCAGATACTCTTGCCCATATTAATAAAAAGGTAACAGAAGAAGCAGATATTAAAGCGCATGTATTTGATATTATGTATTTTGAAGATAAGTCCGTAGCGTCTGAAAAATTAGAAGAACGCATTATGATTCTTATGAAAAATTTTTCAGCAAACGCAGATGAAAAGGTATTATTTCCAAATAAAAGTAATACCCGTGATGCTGATTCTTTATCCGAGATTGAAGAATACGCTATGCAGATAATGGATAATCCTGCATCCGAGGGTGTGGTTATTAAAGATGCTAAATCTTCTTATGTTATTGGTAAAAAGAAAAACCCTAAATGGATTAAGTGGAAAAAATTTGTAGACTTAGATGTTATAGTTTTGTCTAAAACTGAAAATAAAAATGGAACTTTTGGCTACTCTATGGGTATCGGGCCTGTTGAAGAAGATAGTATTAAGGCTGTTGAAATGGATGGAGACTTTTACATGAATGTCGGTAAGACAACAAATACTAAACAAGATGTAGAAGAGGGAACTATTATTCGTGTAACGGCAGATGAAATTATGGGTAATCCTAAGAAGGGATTCTCTTTATTCAATTCAAAGTTTCACGAAATACCTGAAGTAAAACTTCCCGATAAGTTAATTACTCTTGAATTTTTAACAACAGGTGGAAAGAAAAGTCTTGGGGATTACAAAATAGAAGCCCTTACAAAGTCATATGAAATTACAGATGGAATACATGGTGTAGCAAAACTTCAAACAGAATTAGATTTAGATGGATTTATTTTTCACGGATTTAAAGATAAAAATTTAATGTCCAAAAACGCTTCAATAGATATAGACTTTTGGAAAGAAGAATTAAAAGATGCCTATGGTAAAGATAATGGTAGGTTTTTTATATTCGTAAAACAATTAGTAATGGATTATGGTAATTTATCCGCAGATGATATTTTTGGTAGAGCCACTAAACATGACCCTAAGATGATGAATAGACTTTTTAATAATTCACAAAATAAAATGAAAGACCGTTTAATGAAAGCGGGTGAAACATACGGAATTGTTTATTCTGCTGGAAAGTTTAGCCACGATGATGATGTGTTAAATAAAGCAGAAGTTCGTAAGGGGGAGTTTGAACTTTGGATTACAAAGAACGGATATTTACATTTTGTAATAATTTATCAAGGTAAAAAGATGACTTGGGAAATACGAGTAAGTGGGGATGAACAGATATACGACTTTTTAGGAGAGTCCGGTAAATACCCCTGTAAGCAAATACCAAAACCTGATACTGAAACACTACTTGAGCGTGGGCCAATGATTTTAGGCGCACAAAGAAAAGGTTATCACGAGTATATTCTAAATGGAAAAGAGGTAAAAACTAAAATACATTGTAGATTTTTACCTGTTCAAGACAAAGAAATGTGGCTCGCATGGACAGGGTATGAATCAAAACCTGCCCCTAAATCGAGTGACTCAGGGCTAATTAATATCTATGAAGACGATTCTTAAAATTAAATAGTTTTATATAGTCCACATAGCACAGACCCTATCATGCAGTTAAGTACTCCTATGTTTGGTGATGAGCCAAATAGCGGTGGAGAATTCGTTATTCTTAAAGAAAATAATGAATGTGTTATTGCTGGCTACGCATCAGTTGATGTAGTAGATAAACAAAATGATAAAATTACTTTAGGCGCAATTCGTGAAGCGGCTGATAAGTTTATGAAACAAGACCGATATAGAAATGTTATGATTACACATTCTAATGTTCAAGTCGGAGAGGTCGTAGACCAATATACAGATTCCAATGGTAAAGTCCTAAAAACAGGCGTTGATGATACAGGGTTTTTTGTGGTGATAAAATTAAGAAATGATATTGAAAAGGCTAAGGAGGTTGCTCGTGATGTAAGAAAGGGTAATCTTCGTTCTTTTTCAATAGGTGGACAGGCGATAAACAAGACAAATAAATATGACTCCGATACCGGAAGTTATAAAGAAATTGATAAACTTGAATTACATGAAATCACCATATGCGAAGAGGGCATAAACCCTGAAGCAAAATTTAACCTAATAAAGGAGGATAATAAAATGAATACAGAAATAGAAAAGGCTCTTAATGAGTTTAATGAAGTAATGGCTGAACTCCGTGAATCCACGGTTCTCAAGAATACAATGGACACCCTCGAACAAGAGGAAGAACTTGAGATGATGGATGAAATGGAAGAGGAGTCCGTTGAAATGGGAGACTATGACAGCGAAGAAATGAAAGCAGAATCTGATGATGATGATGATGTTGAAGAAATGAAAGATGAAGAAAAGATGGGTCGAGAAATGAAAGCCGAGTTTTCGGAATTTGTTGAAGCAAAGGCCGAATCTATTGATTCTCTTGACCTTTCAAAGTCAAACATCGAAAAAGCCTATGAACAATTCAAGGCTGAAAAAGAAGAGGCTCGTGCATACGAAGTTATTAAGGCTGAATTTGAAGCCCGATATAATAAAGACCTTGCACTCGAAGCAGATGAAATTGCTAAGAGCAAGTTTAATGCCGCAGACGCAGTTCTTTCACTTAAGGAAGAATTTTCTCAATTGAAGAAATCTCTTGAGAACAACACTATCGCTAAGGCCGCAGAAACTCAATCTGTGTCCAATCAACTTAGTGAGGACTTCGATAACATTTCAGAAATGTCATGGAATGAAGTTCACGAATTAATGGACAAATACAACAGAGGTGCTTAAAATGACAGGATATTTTAGAACAATTGAAGACTTAGAGCGAGCGACCTACGGACTATCCGGAGGAAGTAATATTTTGAAAGCCGCACTTACGGGTATTCACCCTATTCACGACCAAACAGGCGGAACACCTTCTTCGGGTGGAGATGCTACTTTGTATAACTTGGTTTATGGACAAAAAGTTTGGTCTATGATTAACCGAGAAATTAACGCACTTTCAATGCTTCCTAAGAAGCCGTGGAAGAGTAGTGGTTGGAGAGTTATGAAGGGGCGTTCTCTTGGTGGTAATACTGATGTTTTTACTGTTTCCGATTTGGACACTCTCGGTGGACAAGTAGAAAACGCTACAATTTCCAATATTGATGAAATTAAGCCTACTTTCGCAAACCTAAGTCTTTCTCCTAAGACTGTTGCGCATACCTTTGAACTTTCGGAGATTGCACAACTTCTCGGAGGAATGGATGATGGTATCGGAGATATTATTTCTACCTACCGTGAAGAAGTTGGTATTTCACACGCAGAAGCCATGAACTCAATGGTTCTTACTGATTTGACTACTTCCGGTTTGGATGCACCTGCCTCAAGTGGAAAAGACTACGACAATCCAGAGCGTTCTCTTACTTCACTTTACAAGATTGTTTCAACTCATGCAGAAATGAATGCTTTGTCTAATCTTGACGGTAATGCAAAACTAAATCTTTTCGGAACTGTTCGTGCTTCGTCGGGAACAGAATACCTTGAAGCATATGTTGATTCAAATTCGGGAACTGCTCGTAACTTGACTGTTAATATGCTTAATACTGCTCTACGAAACTTGATGGCTCGTGGCGGTTCACCAAAGGTTTTCCTTACAGGATATGACACCATTCAAACATTAGGAGAACTTCTCCAAGCCCAAGAAAGATTCATGGGTCGAACAGAAGTTGTTCCTTCTCATGGTGGTATTAAAGGAGTTAAGGGAAGAGAAGTCGGATTTAAGGTTGCTACCTATCACGACATTCCTATTATTCCTTGTAAGGATATGCCAACAGGCGGAAGCGGTATTTCAGATATTTTACTTCTTGATACCGACCATTTGTTCTTGTGTACTCTTAAGCCTACTGAATACTTTGAAGGTGGTATGAACACTAAGGAAGTTTTCGGACACGGATTCTTAGGACACCGAGGACTTTACCGAACAATCGGAGAAACAATGTGTACTTATGTGCGTGGACAAGGCAAGTTAATTGACCTTCAATGAGGTGATTTAGTATGGGATTAAACGCAATCACATTAATCGCAGACCACCACGGTTCTACTGCACCAAAAGTTCAAGGACATTATTACTATGTTGATTTTATCCTTAATGTAACTAAGAGTGCAACAGCATCAGTAACAACAACAGTAAATTATGTAGCCGCTACAAACACGATTACTCGTGCAAGTGGAACTGCTCTTAATGCCGCAACAAATTATACACCGGGAAGTACAATTACTCTTGGTTCATCCGCTACAGGTGGAAATGATGGTGAAGTTACTATTGTTAGTACCGATGGTGTAAATACTATGGTTGTTTCAGCAGTTGCGGCAGATGCTACAAATGATGAAATTACTATTGTTGGAAATAACTTTTCTCTTGTTGCTTCGGATTTGGGACTTTCCCGACTTAGCCACATTGAAGTTATGGCACAGGAAAACAAATTGGTTCAACTAAATACAAGAATTACAACTGCTGGTGCGCTTTTTACAGATGCTACTGCTCTTGCTACTCTTGGAGAATATTTAGTTCTTGAACCAAGCACCCTTTCAACGGGTGCAGTTGTTACAGGTGACTTAGGAACTTTTAGAATTAGAGCATACGGTCTTCTATGAGGTGAGTAAATGTTAAGAGTAAAAAATATTACAGGTGGAACAAAAACAATCTTTGGTAGTCAATACTTAGGTGGATTGACTTACGAGGTTGATGAGCGTTTGTTAGAATTTTTTATTAAGAATGGATTTGAAATCTTGGACTCCGCTGAGACAGAAACATTGGTTGAAGAAACATTGGTTGAAGAAACCATTGTTGAAGAGACTATTGTTGAAGAAGTCAGTGAAGCGGATGTCCTTGATTTCTCTTCAATGACTAAGCGTGATTTACAGGCTTGGTTAAAAGAACAAGGAATTTCTTATAAATTATCTGATAGCAAAGCCGCACTACTTGGTCTAACTGTATTAGAAGAAGAGTAAGGTTTAATACCTAACGCTTCTTAACGATAAATAAGAGGGAAAGATATGCCGTATAATTCAACGAAAGTAACAAGCAATAACCAAAATATTTCTACTAAAGGTGGAACATTTGAAGGAGTAAATGTTTTCAACGGGGCAACAGCCTCCATTGTCTATATTTCCGATAATAATAATGACCCATCTACTCAAGTATCTACTTATAATAATGACCCTACAGTAACCGTCGAAGATTCATCGGCATTTGCGGTAGGAGATTTAGTTACAGGAACAGGCATTCCTGTTGATACAAAGGTCTTATCTATTACTGATTCAACAACTGTTGAACTTACTGCATCTACTACAGGTGGAAATACAAACGGCCCTTTACAATTTCATAGTCTTGCTAATTTAATATGTAAGTTTCACATAGCCGCCGATACTACATATTTCTATCGTGGTTTTAATGTTGTTTGTAGGAATGGTATTAAAATATCTTCTTCTGATTGGTCTAACTTAGAAATCTTCGTACTGCACAATTGAGGTGGAGTGCGTGACTAATGTTCCAACATATAATGATACGATACCTAATAATACTAAGTATAGTATAGATACAGCAAGGCGTATAATGGTAGAGTATATTCTTAGTGAAACTATTAACAAGAATAAATTACCGACCTTTATAAGAACCAACCACGAAAATGTGAGAGGTTTGATTGACTACAATGATAAAGAGTTTGACAAGATTAACAAAACGGCTTTTGAAGATGTTCTAAATATGGATTTAGAAGATTTTTACGGTAAAGACGATACTTTAGCACAGAATTTATTGGAAGACTTTGGTTATTCAGAAAGAACTCCCTTAACTTTAAGAGATGTTCTTGAAGGGGAATCTTTAAATTTTTATTCTATCTTAGATATTAATGATGAAAATGTTTTAAGAGCAATTGGAAAACATGGTTATAAGCAATTTATCAAAACAGGCAATATGTTTAATTCTATTAAATCATTATTTGCCGAAAAGGTAGGAGAGGATGGCACTACAACTTCTCAAGTTAAAGCAAATGCAAAAGTTATAGCGAGAGAGGGTTGGGCAGAAGCAATATTAAATGATATATTTAGAGCCTTAGATGGTATTGAAGGTGCTAAATATCCTAAAGATTTTCAGAGAAGTAGTCCCCCGTATATACAATTAACAGAAATTGAGGAGTCTCAATGGGGAGATATGTTAGCAGAATGGGCATCCGATAATGGTATAAAGGGTTTAGATACAAGTGGTGAAATACCAAGACTTCCTAATAATAGAAGATTAATTTTAAAAGAAATGACTGCTCAACAGTATTTTGATTTCTTAAATGTATTAGGGAGTTTATCACCTATTAAGTGGAAAACTTTCCTAAGAAAGGTAACAAAGAAATGGATAGAAGGAAATTATACTATTCCCGATACAGTCAAGGGAGAAAGGCGAGCATTAAAAGAAGGCGAGGAGTCCGTTGATTTTACTGGAGAACAATTAGGTAAATTGATGAATATTAGCGATGAGTATTATACACAAATCAATGATTATATAGATAACTTAAATCCACCCGAAGTTGTTGAAGTTCAGCGTAGAGGAGTCGAAGATGTTGATTTACCTGAAGTTGGAACAAGGACAAGAGATACAAGTATGGTTGAAAGAGTAGAAACCGTTTCCGAAAGTTCATTGAAAAATGTAATTAGAGACCATTTGGTAAATTCAAAAGGTTTTGATTATGATGTGAAACTTAGTAGAGGTCAAAGGAAATATACTTTAACGACAAGAGAACAAGACTGGATTCCAGTTGATGATTTCTTAGATGTTAAGGCTGGTAAAAAACCTTACGATAAAATATCTTCAAAGGGTTCTTTTACTTCTAAAATGGATATTCCGGTTGGAGGTGAATATGAAGAAACAGTAGAAGACATAGTAGACGGTCTTTTAAGCGACTTAATTCCTGATAAAATACCTAAAGAAGTTACGGAATTTTTAGACAAAGTAGAAGCAATTCAAATGTCAAAAGATGAAATAGAAACTTATTATACTCAAATAACAGGCGTGGCTCTACAAGCAGAACAATCTCTTGTAGGTGAAGAAGAACAGCAAGATTTAGAAGATGAGGGTATTACGGGCGATGAGAATATTATTGAAAGGTTAAATAACTTTTTAGAACCCTTCATGGTTGGAGAAGAAAGAGAAGAAATAGTTGATGGTTTAAGAAATCTTGACGATAACATGAGAGAAGATTTGAGAAATTTAAAAGATATTTGTGGTGAAATATCAGATGTGTTTGGCACATATACTGATTCAGTAAGGAACAATGAATCAGAAGATATAGTTATTGAACCAACATATTCAGAAAATCAATTAAAACAATTAGAGTCTTATGACGAACTATTGGACATAGACATAAGAAGTTTAAGAAATTTGACCGAACCTGCTACAATAGAAGAAATAGAATCTAACTTTGAAACTTTATTTGAAACAGAAGAAGGTAAGAAATATGAAGAACAGTATAAAAATATATTAGATAATAGAGAATTAGATGAAGGAGACTTTGATAATATTCGTTTGTCTTTATCAAAGTTTTTCAACCGTAGTCTTAGAATAGTTGCAGATAAAGGTAAGGAAACAGTATTTAGTTATTTAGATATGTTTAAAGGAGAAAGTATAATTGATAAATTAGTAAATATTTTCTATGCCACATTAACTAATGAAAGTAATAACCCTAAACAATGGGGGCAACCTACAAAATATACTTCTGCTGGAAAAATTAATTTTGTAATAATGATTACTGAAAAAAGTTCTGGAGTTGAAGCCCAAGCAGTTTCAAATTATCAACAGAACTTTGATATTAAAATTGTAAGTTCTTTAACGGGTGTAGATTTTGCTACATCAAGACAAAAATCTTTTGCTCAATCGGAAGGGGCCGGTAAAAGAACTTATAACATAACTACGGAAGGAAAAAATATTGCCGTAAAGGGTAAAGCCGTGGATAAAGTAAGGAAAAGTTTTATAGATAAGATAGAACAAAGAATACAATTACTGGACATGGTGATTTAATGGTTAAGATGATGACTCCTTCCGATTCCGGACTTAATGTTGTAAATTATACAACAGGTGGAGGGGCATACACAACCGCTGTAAAGGTGGCCGCACTATTAGGTATTGCTGATTTTTCTTCTTCTACTTCTCCCACTTTAGCAGAAGTTGGAGATTTAATGCGTAGGTCTGAAGATTACATTGACGAATTTACAAACTCTTCTTGGAGAGACAATTTAATAGAAAATGAATTTCACGATTTTGCTCGCAGTAATAATCAGGTATATTTTTATGAAGATTACATTGGAAAAATAAGACTACATCACGAAAATATTCGTAAGATTTTACGAATTGCTATTTGGGATGGTTCAGTTTATACAGATATTGCCTCGGTAGTAGCAACATTAACAATAGATGATTATACTAATCTTACATCAATTGTTCTTACAGGTGGAGGATTAACTTGGACTCTATCACCCGACAGTTCAGGTATTACTGATAATGATAAGTTTAACAAGGCTTACGGACAAAGAACTACTGCACAGGATATTTGCTACCTTATCAATGAACAAGTGCCTACAATTACTGCCCCCTTTACAGGTGGAACTGCTAAAAAGGCTTTACAAGATGGAGGTAACGCATATAATATATCCGACTTTTTTTACGCTAATTTAGAAGAAGATGAAACTATAACAATTATTTCTTTACTCCCCGGTTCGGATGGTTCTAATTGCACACTTGCAGTTAATGGAGGAACTAATTCTCGCACTCAATTTACAAATAAAGAAGACTATGACCGTAATTCCGCATGGTGGGATATGAAAGATATGGGAGATATTTTCTTCCGAAGTGAATTCCCTACACAACATAAACATTCAGTTAAGGTCACATATACATGCGGAAATATTCGAGTTCCAGCAGTTATCGAAGATGCCGCTACAAAACTTACCGCCTGTGAACTTATCGCAGGTGATGATTCTTATGTCTTATTAGGAAATGATTCTACTAATGGTATAGATTTAAAAAGTAAATACGATTCCTATAAAGCAGATGTAGACAAGATTCTACGCATGAAACGCCGAGTGGTTTATTATTTGGATAGTGATTGATATGTGGGAAGAAATATTAAAGGGAAGTAGTAGAGTAAATTACCCTATATACAGACAAAAAGTATATGAGGGTATTAGAAATTATATAGAAAATAGTCCATCGGAAAGAGTGACTATTGAAGATATTGAAAGAGATAAAAAACAAATTATTCAATACATGAGAAACAATTGGTCGGAAATCGAAGACGGAAGATTAGCAGGTTTTAGTCAATTTCTTAATCATAAATTTACAGGTCAAATTAAAACTGCATTTGGTAAATTAATTAGAGATGGAAAACTTGAAAATCTTGGTAGAGTTTCCAGAATAACTACATATCAAATTATAAAAGCAAAGGATTACGGTAAAGTAAAGCCTAAGAAAATAACTTCGGAAATGGAAGAGGACATAGATTATGTAACAGGAGAAAATGAATACGAAAATAACCCCACTCTTTCCGACAAGATAAAACAGATATTAGAAATTCCATACAAAGATAAAGATAAGCCGCCTAAATCTAAACCTGATATTGAAAATATGGATTCAGGTTGCGGCTGTGGCTGTGATGGAAAAGAAGTTTCTAAGGCTTCATCACAATGCACTAAAAGAACAAAAAAGACAAGTTCTACTCGAAAGGGTAAAAAATGGATGGCTTGCGTTCCTAATGGTAAAGGTGGATATAAGCGTGTTCATTGGGGGCAAAGAGGTGTTTCAGTAACAGGTAAGCGAGGAAATACTAAGCGTAAAAAATCTTTTAGAGCAAGACATAAATGTTCTACATGTAAAGGTGGGGATTATTCAGCCCGTTGTATGGCTTGTAGGGATTGGTAATTATGTGGTCGGATATTCTCAAAGTCAAAAGTAAAGTTATAGGAAGTATTTTTAAAAAACTACTTCTTGAACATGTAGAAAAAACAGGTTATCAAGATGAATATATAATTGAAGATGTAATAAATAGTATAATTAATGAATATAAAAAACTACATACACAAACAGGTAAGCATATTTTGCCTATGTCTCTTATTAAGGAAAAAATGAATAGATTTATTGGTAGAAGTTTTCCTGAAGGATATGAACGAGTGGCGAAAAAGCGTAGAAAGAAAGAGAAGAAATCATTGCCGCCGATACCAGCCAAAATGGTTAAATTAAACCAACAAGAAGACCTTGAAAAGTTAAAAACAAGTTCCGGTGAGTATTTAAAACTTCGTGATTGGGAAAATTTTAAATCTCGCCTACGAAGAAATCTTAGAGGAGAAGTTCCTTTAGATAAATATGGTAGAAGAACAAATGTTAGACTTGTAGATGGTGAAGACCGTGATGGTAAAATTGCATTAAATATTTCATTTAGAGCAAAGGATTTAAGTAGAAAATATGTCCATGTATTTTTTCGAGAACAAGAGGGAGACTATATTTTTACAACAGTAGAGGGAGACATTCAATTATCAGATAATGAAGTATTTGATAGTGAGTCTGAATTAAGAAATAGAATTACAGATATGGTAATTGAATTAGTAGAACAAGACTACGAAGAACGGGATTTAAGAGAGAAGGGTGAGGAAGAACTTACAGAAGAAGAAAATATTCGTCAATTAGAAGCCGCTAATCCCGAATCTCAATGGGATAGAGAAAAGGCTAAATTAGTTCCAAGAGAAATACCGATTAAAGAACAAGAATCCAGAGATTTAAATTTAAGAGAAGCGGCTGAACTTGGGTCTAAAATGAGAGAAGCAGAAGAGAAGAAAAGAAAACTTCTTGAAGCACAAAAAAAATTAAAAGATAAGTCTGGTAAATTAAAACCAGTGAGAGGAAAACGGGGTCGTAGAGATGTTTCGTAAAATTTTAGAAAAAATGCGAATGGTTCAACTCGATATGGAGACTATATTAGAAACTGTTGTTCAGCAAAATGAGGATATACAGGACTACACCGAAAGAACTTTGGGTGAAAAAATGAGCGATGAAATAATGGAACAGATTATCGAACAGGAAGTTGTTCAAGTTATTCAAAGAAGAATTGAGGAGGCTTTTGAATGATTTGGGAGTCAATTTTAAAGATAGAAATACAGGACATAGAACCTGAAAATAACCCATTGTCTGATGATTTTATACCTCCTAAGATACCTGAATATAAAGTAGTGGAAATTGAAAAATATTTAAAAAATATTGTTACAAATAATATTAATAATATTGTTAATGGTTATCCTAAAGTTTTAAAATATATTAAAGTTACTCAAAGATATGTGGAAGAAATTGCCTTGACATATGATAGCGCAAATGGTTTATTAGTTGAATTATCTCCATTAATCCTACAATTAGAACCCGATAAAATACTTAATTTATTAACTCAACATAAAATTGAAAAGGAAAAAAGAAGAGTAAATGTTAGTGATATAGAAATTTTATCAGAACAGTTAGAAGAAATGCTTGAACTAATTAATAATTATTTATTTGAATTAGAAATGGATAGAAAAAACACGCAGAACAGAATGTCTATTTCTGAAAAGTTTATTGATACTTTAGACCAATTAATTTATAATATGGATAGTGTTGAATTAAAAAATATGGAGGGAATTGGTAATTTAACTTGGCCTGATATTGCTTATGAAATGGGGATAGATATAAGAGATACAGGTGATAAAGAAATTATATTATTGAAACAAATTATATTACAAAGAACTGCCGAACTACAGGCAGAAACTTCATTAAAAGATATGTCATTAGTTCAAGAAATTATTTATGACAAATGGTATGCGGAAAGTATGGACTACGGAATGGGTGTAGATGATGAGGTAATGGGCGGATATGGAACAACCGAAGACTATGAGGAAGAGATTACAGAAAGAGAATTAAGGGAGAGGAGAAATCGTGGATGAAGTTACATATTTAGTTACACTACTTGACGAATATTGGAATACCGCTGTTACTGCTTTAGGTTCTGCTATTCCTGCAATTCATAGAGTTAAACCTCAGATTATGGATATACGAGATATGAGTTCTACTCGTAATACAGCAAAGCCGGGAAGAGGTGGTAATAAAGTAAGAATTAGTGCGGCTTCAGAAGTTACAGCAGACGGAGTTACACCTTCTTTAGATGTTATTGCTGTAATGCAAAACTCTCAAACTGTTGAATATCCTACTCGTGATTGGTCTGTAAGAAATGAAACACATGAAATGTCTGTAAGTATTAGGACAAAACAAGATGATAGACGGACTAATGATAATGCGAGAGTTGCACCTACGGGTTCTACTTTTGGTCGTGACAGAATAGAAAACCTTTATAAGATAGTGCGATACATCATTGAAACAAACCGGAGGGGCTGGTTCCGAAGTGCGGGTAGTTTAGAAGAAAACATTAAACATCTTATACTGGGAAGTCGAACTGACGCTAATGATAAAAAATCAAGAATATTTGGATATAGAATAAATGTGACTATGAAGAGATTCGCCAACAGTTTGTAATAAAAGGTGATTAAAAATGGTAAGTAATGAAATTTGGATGGACAGTGGGGCGATGGTATCTATGATACCTGAACAAGATATATATTTAGGTAAGTTTGAAGCCGGTGGAGAAACAGATAATGGTAATACATTAACAGTTTTACTTGGTTCGGATTTTACTGACGAATTTAGTTTAGTGACAAATTTATATCGTGGCTGTGAATTAGAATTATATTTAGATGCCGACGACACCTTTCAAGACAAAACAATTATTACTTCAAATACCGCTACTACTATTACTTTTAATGACAGTGTGATTGCGGGTATGACAACAACTGCTGAAAATTACTATGGTATTATTAAGGGACTTGGCGCACCTGTTCCAGCACCTAAAGATAGTTCCAACCCCCGACTTCTTTCTGATACTTGGATTGGACTTACAGACCAAGTAACAATTCCTTCTACCGCAATTGAAATGAAACAAATTGCACTTTCTTCGGGAACTCGAAATATGGCTTATCAATTTAAGGGTGCAGAAACTACCTCCGGTGGTTCTTTTTCTCTATCTGCAAATAACTTTTCATGGCTTTACTACGCATTAGGGGATATGGATATTACAACAGTGACAAATGAAACAGCCGTCACACTACCTTCTGTTGATTCGGATAAATCTTTTAATACCGTGACTAATATTGCAGGTTCGGGTGCAAGTGGTAATAACTTTATTTATGATTCTGCAAGTTCAAGTCCGGGTGGAAAAAGATTTTACCGTGTTGTAGGCACTACTATTTGCCCACCTATTCAGCGTGTTCCGGATGATTATGATGCTTCGGATTTAAAGGCAGTTAATCATACTCAAACAAATAAAATTACATACACCTTTAGTGAAAATAATTCTCACATTTTACCTTCGTTTGCTCTCGAATACACACTTAAAAAGCCAGCAAGTATGGCTACGGAAGAAGTTGATATTACTTCAACCACTGTGAACGGTGTAGCAAGAAATATTTCGGAAACAGTTTATTCTAAGATTTACCCCGGCTGTCAAGTTGAAAGTCTTAATATTACAGCAGATGCTGGGCAGGAAGTTAAAATGAATGTTAATTTTAACTCAAAAAATACATTTACTGCACCTAATAATTATGTGACTGCCAACAAAACTACCGACCTTCAAGATTGGGTTAACTTTGGTTCTCCTAAAGGCGGTCAAGCAAATATTAGTGAAGAACAATTACGACCTTTTTTCTTCTCCGATGGAACAATTGAGATGTTTGGGCAGGACTATATTCGTATTGAGAACATGACTTTGGATATTTCAAATAGCCTACAACCAAAGAGATTTATTGGTCGCTACGATAAGAACAGTCAAACACATATTCCCGGTCAAAGAACTTACAGTCTTTCCTTTACAGGTTTAGTCACTGACAATCTTCTTTTCGAGGAACTGCGTAATAATGCCGCTACTTCTCTATCGGGAACTGACGGCAATCAAATTAAAATTAACTTTGTCAAAGACACTACAACCAATGATGAAACTTTGTCAATGGTTTTCAAGGACTTCATGGTGACAAATGCAGACTTCCCACTTACAAATGACAAAGGCCCAATTACAGTTAATTGGACTATTCAACCTCTTGAGTTACATTCGTGTACTCATGCAACAAATTGGATTATTCAAGGATAAGTTTAAAGACCAACCCTTGCGTAGTTATTAACAAGGTGATTACCTATGGATAAAAAGACAGTAAAGAATAAATCAGCCCTATTTGCGACAAGTGAAAGTGTATTGCATTACATTCGTGTAGCCCCTGACAGTGATGAATACCTCAAGGTCTGGATTAAAGAACCTACTTTCTTACAACTGGAGAAGGCACAGGCTAAACTTATTAATTTAAATTCACGCACACAAGACATTTCTCTTGAAATGGATACACTATTCCGTTATCTTTGGGAGGCATTCGTTGATAAAACAGAACCTGTATTATCACCAGTTGAATTTATTAGACTTACTCCTTATGTTGGTAATCAAATTAAAGAAATCTTACCCGACCCTTTCGCTCTTGAGGGGGATGAAGATTTAAAAGAACCTACCGAACAGCCTTAAGTGGGGGAAAAATAGATTCTCCAGTTACCGCTTCTCGGATAACTTTATATATCTTGGCAAAGGAACTTAGTATTACTCCGGCCGAGGCATACCAAATGCCGTATTCTATGGTTCGGGATTTTATGATTATGTTTTCTATCTCAAAGGAAGAAGAAATGAAGGTTATGGAAAATGCAAAGCAAAAATCAAAGATGTGATTAAATGGATATGAATAAATTACGCCGTGAACTTGATTCAATCAAGGGTGGAATGGAAGATATTAATTCACTTCTTCTGGAAACAGAAAATACATCTAAAGACATGGTTCAGCGTTTGGCTGACTTGTCTTCTATTGGTAATAAAGGTGGTATCATAAGAAGTATTGTGACAAGAGCAAGTGCTGGTATTCCCGGCGTTTATCAATTAATGCAACAACTTTCTTCTATGTTGTTGGTGTTTAAATACTTAGTTGTAGCGAGAAACGCTGACCTTAAGGCTGAACAAGAAATGATTGAGAGTCTAAAGAAAAGAGAATCTATTCAACGCAGATTGTATAATCTTGAAACATCAATTAAAAAAGATAAAAAGGGTGAATTAAGTTTTCTTGAAAAGGAAAAATTTTACAAAGATGCTTCAATTAAACATTTAATGAAAACCATGTCTTTGACTGAGGCACTGAATGTAACACAAAAAAGATTTAGGGGTGTTCAAGAAACTGCAAGAAAAGCAGATGAAAAAATTCTTTCTAAAGCGAGAAGACAATTTGTAAAAGAAAATTTTAAAGGTAAAAACTTTGATAAAAGTTTAGGCCCTATCGTAAATATGAGAAGAATGTTTGGAAAAAATCTTGAGGCTAAAGCCGGTATTTTGATGGCCGATGACGAAATAGGGGGAATGAAGAAAAGAAGAATGGGTCTTACTTCCGAAAAGACTGATGCCAGAATAAGAAAAACCTTAATACAAACTAAACTTGACAAACAATCAGATACAAAATCTGAGATTACAAAATTAGAGGGTAGATTAAAAGAAAGTAGAGTACCGGGTGGGAGAAGGGCAGTAGAAAGGCAAGTGGCCGCTTTGAAAGCGGGCCTTTTACCTAAAGAATTAGAAAAAGAATTAGAAAAAGAGTCTGACTTAGTAGGAGAATTATTAAGCACATTAGGAGAGTCTATTGAAGGTTTAGATGCTGACATGCAAATTGCGTTTAAGGAAAGAAGTTCTGTAATAAAAGATTCAAAATTAAAAGGTTTTAAAGTAAGCGGTGCGGCAGGTTCTCGAAAATTTACAGATTTAGGATATTTTGAAAAGAAACAATTACAGTATCAAAAATTTAGAAAGCGAATAGACGACAAATTGGCATCGGTAAGAAAAGGGTTAGGAACATTTTTTTCAAGAGGTAATATAAGTCTTATGTTAAATACACTAAAAGCCTCATTTGCTTTCTTGGGCTACGCTTTATTAGTAATATTAGGAATAGGTCTTATTGTTTATACTATGAAAAGAACAGGCATTTGGGATAAAATAGCCGAATTCATAAAGGTTAAATGGCCTGAATTTAGAATATATTTTGAATTAATATGGCAAGCGGCTACGGTAATATTTGAAGGATTCATTAGTTACTTTAAGGGTATATGGAATATCATTAAAGGTTTATACACAGGAGATAATACATTAATATCAAAGGGTTTAAAACTTATGTTAGGTGGTGCAAGAAAAATATTAGAAGGAACTTTAGTAGTGCTTGGTGCGCTATTGGGTCTTTATATTAAACTTTTGGTAACATCTTTTACTATAGGCATAGGCACTGTTTTAGGAAAATTAGGTGAGTTAAAAGATGCTATACTTGATAAGGCAGGTAATGTAGGTGGTGGTGCGGTAATGGGTGCTTTGGGTACAGGTCTTATTATAACTGGTTTAGCGGCGGCTGGAATAATTGCTACACCTGCTTTGGCAACTGTAGCCACTGTTATGGGTGTTGGTGCTATTGGAGGTATGATATATGGTGGATTAAAAGACGATAAAGAAAACAGTGCGAAAGGTATGGCATCTGGAGGAACTATTTTAGGTGGAGGTCAATTTTTGGTCGGAGAAAATGGCCCAGAATTAGTCACACTCCCCGGAGGAACTTCTGTTACAAATAATACCAATACTCGAAGTGCTTTAGGCCCTACAATTAATGTTCATGTTAATGGTAGACTCGGTGCTTCCGACCAAGAATTAAATGAAATTGCGAGAAAGATTGGTAATAAAATTAACATTGAAATGAATAGGTTTAACTCAAGAGGATATAGGGCGTGAATAAATGGTAGAAAGTACAAAGAGTTTAATGGCAAACATGAGTGATACAGGATATGGTTACGACCATGCAGTTTTTCTTAATTTTGCATCTCGAACAGACGGAAGTTCTGGTTCAATAACAAATCGTATTATGTTAAAGGCTGAAACTATTTCTATTTCTACTACGAGACAAGTAGCACCAATTCCTATCCCCCTTTCGGGATTAGTTACAGGAGAATCTACTACGATGGCAATTGATTTAGGTATAGCAAATAAAACAATTAACATAGGTGGAATTATTACCGAACAAAATATTGTAAAAGAATTTGATGGTGTGACTAAAGCAGTTGTAATGACAGCACCCGAAGTAGCACAGTTAATTCACGCATCCGTAGATTCTTCATTTTTACAAAAGCACCAAAATCTTACAGAACTTGTTATTCTTTACCCATCCCGTATCGGTGATGATTATGCTTATCATACAGGTGTCACAGAATCAACAAAAGTAGAAGACCTACCTTTAATTCCTTTTGATTTTTCCTCAAGAGAATTAGACAGAAAAACAACATTATTAGCATCAGTTTTTCCAGACCCAACAGATACTAATTACACAGGTATTGGCGGGTTCGTAGAAAACTTTTCTACCGAGTTTCAACCCGGTTCACCTTTCCTTACATTTTCTTTTTCCTTTAGACAAGCCTTTACTCCACTTGGTTGATTACTATGCAGATATATTCAAAGGATAGAAAATCGCTTCAATTTCCCGTTATGTGTGATGGGTATGTAAAAATTCCTTTTGGTGATGGTTCAAATACACCCGCACAAGGTATTGGACTTTGGGGGCATACCGGAGAAATAACTGCTGAGTTTATTATTACTCCTTATGAAACTAATAATCACGCTACTAATAATTACTCCGGTAGTCAAAAATCTCTTTCTCAAGCAACGAAAGGCGTGGCTTATATTCCAGCGGCAGACCGAGATTTACTTGAAATGTCTTTATTTTATAATGCTAATATGTCTGTAAGTTTGAAACCATTTTCAACAGGAAGTGTTACACCCATAACTCCTTCTAAATATAGAATTAGTTTTTCTATTAAAATAGGAGGGGCTACAACTACTGTTACAAGTACTGATTATGTAATAGCACCTGAACCTAAAAATGAATCTTCTACAAGTCCTACTGATTATCTATATACGCAACATATACCCTTCGCTAAAAAATCTTCTCGAACTGTAAGTAGTGTAAGTTCCACAACTATTAATTTATCAGGTTCTTCTGCTGAATTTATAGTAGGAGATAATCTTTATACAAACACAGGTTTGTTAATAGGGCAAATAAGTTCTTTAGGTAGTAATGCTTTAACAATGGTTTCTATAACAAACACTCCAAGTAATTCTACACACCTATATGCAGACCTACCTAAAGAGCCAACTTATGTAGATGTTCCTCATCACATAGCAGTAAGTTATCAAAGTTCTGGCCTAATGAGTATTTTTTACAATGGTAATGAAATTGTCAAAGGACAACATTCGGTGGGGGGTAATTTTACATTTGCTAATTCAGACATTTATTTAGGTCAAGAGGCAACTGCAAGTAATTATGCTACTCGACGAAGAACTCAATTTATGGGAGAATACCATGAAATATCGGTGACTAAAAATGCAAGAAATAAATTTAGAAGCATGAATAGTTTAATTCCGCAATTTAAAAATACACTTTTATATATGGATTTTGAGGAGGAAAATTTAGATGGCTAATGAAAATGCAGTATTTGTTTTGAATGAGGGAACACCTTTTCCTACTGATTTCACAAATGCACCCACAGTGGGAACATATAATTTAAAAACTTCTGTTAACCCAAGAGCAATTACACAGGGGGCAAGTAATGATACCGCATTAGGAATTCATTGTTATGAAATTTTAACAGAAGATTCTGCCACTTTAACAGCAACTTGCACTTTTAATAATGACCCTACAATTAGTATTACTGGGGATATACCAGCAATAACAGTAGGGGCGGCAGTATCAGGAACAGGAATACCTTCAGGTGCTTATGTGGCAAGTTTTACAAATATTAATACATTTGAATTATCTGCTTCAACAACAGGAGGTGCAAATGGTGATGGTTCTTCTGCAAATCAAACTCTTACTTTTACAAATGTAGGTGCTTGTGGTAAAGAGGGTTCAAGTGTGTTGAATAGAACTTTTCCTTCGGGTACGCTTGTTAATGTTTATGCAGTTAATCAATATGAAACTCCGGGTAATATTATAACATTAGATATGCAAACAAGTTCCGTAGATTCTACGACGAGAGATGAGTTTATTATTATTTATGCAGACGACCCTAAGAATCATCAAATTGTTAAAATTACAAATAGAGAACTACACGAAGGAACTTTATATGATTTTTATTTTACACCTACCTTAAAAGAAAATATCCCCGCAAATACTAAAATAGCAATTTATCAAGGCCCACTTAAAACTGCTACAAATGTAGCGGCTGTTGGTTATGGCCTACATAATGATGTTGATACAAGTGAAGAAAGACACGATAAGTATGTTGAGGTAAGTAGGCCAACATTTTATTTCTATGAAGGAAAAACATTAGACCCTTCAAGAAAATACACATTACTAAAAACAAGTAAAAGTACTGGGGCAGTAGGATTAAAAACGGTAAAGTCTGTTTTTGTAACAGCACCTGTAACTTCAGGATTTATTATAGACAAGGGTTTCTTTACTCATAACGGAGATGTAATAGATAATAACCAACTAAATGATACATTACATTTTACCACAAGTTCGGCAAATGGGGTTTCTCCAAGAGGAATAAATACGGCTACTGCACAGGGCGGAACATATACCTTTGACTATACATCATGGACAGGTTCTTCTAAAAACTACGATGATACAGATGGTTCTCTTCCTACTTATATCAGATTTATAGATTCTCCTACAAGAACTCAAATTATATCAGTTCCTTATTCAGTAGAAACAAGTAAAACTGTTACAAATAAAGGTAATATGTTTAAAGCAAGTTATTATGATAATGAGAGAATGTTGGAACATAAGATTAATAATAATGAAGGAATTAAGGTAAAAGAATTAATTCACCAAACTTCTATTTTAGATGAACCAACAGGTTCTTTACCCGGACTTTATTCAAGGGCTACTTCTACAACAATTTCTGTTTCCAATTTGGTTAATCAGGATTTAAGAAATTTACTTTATGATGGTTCATCAGCATATGAACCTATTCTTATCGGTGATTATTACTACACTATTTCGGGAATTACAGCACCTGTAGACGGAGAGCAAACAATTACGGTTACTAATAGAAGAGTTATAACAAGTGTGGCCTATGAAAATATTTCTTCTAATGGGGTTTTTACACATACAAATGCAAAGGCTTTTCGCCATATTTGGTCTCCGGTTGTAGGCAATATGTTGGTTGGACATGATATTGATACTACAATTAACACAAATGTTTTTAGAAATGGAATACAACTTACTGAAACAGAGGCAGATATTTATAATTTAGAATATATGGTTGATGGTAATTTAGCAGGATTTGACCTAAGAGTAAATAGGGGAGATAAAAATGACGGCTATACTGAATTAATAACAGTTCCTGCATCTTCTTATTATTCTGGTGGAAATACAATGGGTTCTATAAAAGGAACACTTTCTACAAATAAAGTAGTATTTGAGGGTAGTGTTGAATCTATTGAAACAGATATTGAAGCCGGTGCTTTTAAATTATCCATAAGTGGTAGAGATGATATATCTAAACTTATAGGAAAATCTCTTAATAAAAACTTTACCTATTCGGATGAATATGTGTATTCTACTGTCACCCCCTTTACAGATTCTTTTACTTCTACTGGTTTAACTGCGGTAAATAATACTACGGTTTTGACGAGTAACATAGTTCCTACAACTGGAACTTCTACCGTAGCATTAACATATGGAGATGTCTTATACATTAGATACGGCTACGGTTCTACAACACTTTATGTTCCTTTAGGTGTAGTTGGGGCAGATAGAGCGAGTGAAACAACGGGGGGTAATATTACATTACTTACAGATAGTTTATTAGAATTAGATGCTTTATTTGATGGAAGTGGAAATAATATAGAAAATATATATGTAGGTAATAAGAAACTACTTGCGGGCAAATCACTTACCACACATAGTAGAGATTCTTCTGCTACTACTTTATACGGAAGTGCTGATAAAGGATATGTAATGAAAGGTGGGGGAAAAACATTTAACCTTACAACAGAATCTACTTCTTTTAGTGATTATAATATAAAAAATGCTAATGAATCACCCGCTATTTTACTTGGAAATAAAGTTGAGGGAATTGTAGCAACACAGGGAACTTCAGCATCTCCAACAGATACACCTTTAGGGTTCGATATAGAAACAGATATGATGGGAAGTTTATGTAACATGAATGTTATAAATATATCTCCTCAAGAACAAAATACGATAGATATTGAAGTTGGTTATATTTCACCAATTGTTTTAGGAAGATTAGACTCAAATACATTAGATACATATTATACTAATCTTTCTGATTTAGGTTTAATTAATACACAGGGATTAGATAGGGGTGGGTTCTTACATCTTTTAGATAATAAGAACAGTAGTAGTGGTTCAGTATATGGATTTGCCCCAACTACTTTTAGAAGAATAGTGGCAGATGATAGAGATTCTTCGAGCGTTGATATTTATAATAATTATGCCTTTAGATTCGGAATACCTATATTTAGATATAATAATCTAAGTAAAACATCTTTAAAATATTATAGAAATAAAATACACATGTTAAGTGAAACTTTAAAACCTGATTATAATACATATTATTTTGATAAAGATATATCATTTAAAGGGTCAGCCTCCGCTTTTAGAATTATGGCTGATACGATTATTGCTCGTAACTTAAATAGCGATTTTACTACTTCTGATTTGGCTAATAAAAAAGATATACCAATTACCTCTCGTGGTTATCTACCTGTTGTTGGAAGCACTACTCAAGATATTACAAATTACCCTGATATATTTGAATCATCTCTTTATAATTTATCAAAGGTTTCAGTAGAAACTGATTCTTGGGCAAATGGTCTTTTAAATGCAGGATATACAAGACCAAAATTAGAATATGAAATGGATGACCCTTCTATTTTTAATGCCTTTTTGATGGCCCCCGGAGATATGTTACCTGAAAGTCAAAAGCGTTATGATAACTTTTTTAATACATCTTTAAATAGAAATATGAGTGATTACTATTTAATGATTAAATATAAATCTACAAGTAGTAATACAACAATTTCACATTCAAATTACAAAGGCGTTTCAAAAATAGATAAAATTCAAGAAAGGGATTTTGATTATTTCCCAATTACTAATGATTTATCCACCACACCAAAAAGATTTAGTATTTTAAAATTAAGACATATGACAGTGGACTCTTATATGAATGAAGTTAATTATGAAACTTATAAATTAAATAGTGCTGAAGAAAGCCAACCGTCATCATCTGCTGGCGGGGCAGGACTATTAACATTACCAGTAGCATATCCTAAATCTATTCCAGAAGTAGGTTATTCTGTTTATAAATGTAATACTCGTAGTGCTACAACTGATTCCACTACAATACAAGTTGATAATATTGCTGGGATAAATATAACACATAACTTATCTGCATACGGTGGCGCAAGTAGTGTTACTGTAAATACATCTTTATATACTAATCCAGCAACTGATACAACTGGTATAAGTAGATATTTAGGAGAAGTAAGTTCTACTAATTCAGTAGGGCCTGTAATTACATTAGCGGCTAATTGTAAGGTAGTTGGATATACAGGTGAAATTTTTACAGCCGATTACGCATGGGGGAATGGGGGAAGTGCAGCCACTACTCTAAAAAATGCTAATCGTATTAAGTGGGATAATCAAGAAAATCCAGTAGGTCATAACCATAATGTAGTTCTATTAAATACAACTGCCAGTTATACAATGATTAATCATCAAAGTTTAAGAAGATATTCAGGGGTAGATAATAACGCACCTGCTAAATACTTATACAAAGGCACTGTAACCTTTTCAAATAGAGCAACAGTGGTAGTCGGTGGAACAACTTTTAATCAAATAAGAATTAATTTTCCAACTCAAAGTTCTGATTCAAACACTGTTTTAACTCATCATTTTATAGATGACGGGCAAATAGTAGTAGACAACCACACAACTGCTAACTTTAATAGGACATATAATATTATGGGAGTTGAGGCTACATATATTACAGTCTATGAAATATCAGGTGCTACCTTAGCAAATGATTCAAACGCAGTAACAGTATCAATAGTTACAGGTATAAAGAAAGAAGGTAATATTGCACACCCTTATAGAATGATTAATGGTGCTGGTATTGTTGATAATATCACAACAACTGATGTTTCAATTTATAATGATATGGGTTTAGTAGTTGTAGGGTTTAGTCCTGATGAACATTTTGGAAGTGAAGCCGGAAATCAATACAATGTAGAAAGAGATATATATTTACAGAATGCTACAAATATAGGAACAACAATAGATTCGGCATTTACTACAAGAGATACAACAACGGTAAATGGTAGTACTTATGATTATATCGGTTTTGAAATACCTCGATTATTAGATAATCATAGAGCAACTTCTGATATTGATTCAAGTGGCGGAGTACAATATGTTCCTAACGATAATACAGTAAGAGATACATCAATGCACAAGGCATATGCAGAAGTTTTATACATTCCTAAAATTGATATGGCCGCTACAAATGTTTCAAAAATAGAAGGGGCGGAAGCAAATCACCATAATAGTGAGGGATATATAAAAGTTATAGTAGATTTTGATATTGAAAATGCTACTAATACCCACGATGAAACTGAAACTCTTATGGAATGGATTCATTATGTTGGAGACTTAACAGGAAAGTTTTTGTATAACGAAAACGATAAAACTCTACATCAAATTTTAAATCACAATATTTCTAAATTAGATACTACTACTGCCTTTATACACTACCTTCATATTGATAATTATACTCATGGAAATGTAGGCGCATCAGATATTTTTTCAGTATTAACTATCGCTAATGATACTTTTAGTTCAGATAAAAAGCATTATGTTATGAATAATATGTCAGGAACAAATGTAATTAATCCTAAAACAGGTAAGTTCTTTACAAATGAAAAAACTAAAACCGACTATACTATTACTGATTGCACAAAGGAAGGTTATACATGGACTAAAGGAGACCATGCAGTTCAAGCGATGTATGTTATAGCAGAACTTGACGGTCATGGTTCTACTCATTTAATACATAGGGGTGATTCTCCTATCTTCCACGAAAATACAGGAAACAAATTTTACCCTGAAACAAGTTATAAAATGCACATTACCGATGGTAAAAATACTTTAAATACAAATATGCTTGTTAAATATAATACATATGATTATGCGACTAAAAGATATTCTTTAATTTTTGATGAAATGAAAACTATGAAGGGGTGTGTTTCTCTTGGCGAAACATTTACAATTTCTATAATTGGTGAAATTAAAAAGGATGTAGAATCTGTAAAAATTGTAAGTGCCTTTTCAATAGCCCCTGAAGTTGATGCTATTGTAGATGAAATTGTAGGAGAGGTAGGAACAGAATATACCAAAGGAACAGAAACATCTCAATACTATCTCGCATTAAATTATACAGGACAAAACGCATTTACGGCTATTAATAATGCCTTGTCATTTAAAGACCAAAAATTAAATATTGATGGAACAAACATTAAAATTGTCAGTAATGAAGAAGCGAAGGATTATAGAGATATAGAATTTAATGAAGATGAAAATACTTATAAGATTGTGAGCATTAGAAAAAATAAATCATTCTATGATAAGTTTAATTCTGTAGAAGTTTATGGAGATAATGTTAAAGGTGTAGCAAGAGATAGAAGAGATATTAATAAGAACAGAGAAAAGGTTAAAGAAATTTATGACTTTTCTTTAATATCTCAAGAGCAAGTAGACCAAAAGGCTAAGGACTTATTGAAATTATATAGTAAAAATAGTCAAGCCCTTACAATAGAAGTTGGCGATAAAATACCTCACTTACAACCAAAACAAGTAGTTTCTGTATATTATCCAAGTGAAAATATATACAGGTCTGAATATGTTGTGGTCGAAGTAATAAAAAGAACAGGAAGCCCTACTGTTATTTTACTTGGTGAATATGATAGAGATTTAGCAAATACCTTTTCTATGTTATTATCAGAAACTCGTAATTTACAAGGGAGGTCACAACAAAAAGTCTATAAGAGTGTGACCTCTCCTAATATTGATATACAGGGGATTCGGGTTAAATTTGTCAAGGCTACGATAACAAGTAGCACTTCTGCATTGGGAACTTCAAGTTCTGTAATAGGATTTACAAAGACAATAGGCTTTGGTTCGGGGGTAGGATTATGATAACAAAAGATGGAAGGGAACTACTTAAAAATTACATCGTTACGACCTTTACCCATTATGAGGTAGGAACAGGTGGAGATTCAACGAACCCGAATGCAAGTGCATTAGATTCACCTTTAGGTTCAAGGGGAACTCTTACTGTAGTTTCTGCCGGAGATACTACAATTGATTTTACATTTACCCTTCAAGGCTCGACGCACACAGGACAAACAATTAAAGAAGTAGGAATTTTCTCAGAAGTATCAGGGGGAACAATGTTAACGAGAGTTAGTTATGATGGTATAGGCCCTTTAACAGCAAGTCAAGAAATTGAATTTATTATAACAGTGGAAGTGGATTAATGGGAACAGTAAGCAATCAAGGACATATAACAGAAATGGGTGCAACAACTCAATTAGTAGACCAAACAAGTAAAATGCACACCGGAATTTTAAAGGCATTAGAATCATATGATAGAGGAAATATGTGTATAGGTATTGCAGGTTTAACTACTTCTGCCGTTGGTGGATTTACTACCTTTACTTTAGAACAACCAATTCATTTTAAAGCAAGAAATAAATACCAAACATTGACGACTGATTTACAAGTAAGTTATGATTCTACTGTAAGAGACACTAATTACACTCGTTATGATTGGGTACTTCTTGACCCTGTGGAATTTACTGCTTCATGCACAACAAATACTTCGGGAATATCCGATGGCAGTTCTACAAGTATTCGACATATTACAAAAGGTTCGGGTGTCACTGTTTGTATTGGACAAACAGTTTCGGGAACAGGTATTCCCGCAGGTGCAACAGTGGCGGCAATTAACAGTACTACGGTTTTTACATTAAGTGCAGATGTGACCGCTACTGCGACTTCGACATTAACTTTTGGCCCAGCAGTTGAAATTGTAAGAGGAACGCTTTCCGGTGCAGATGCTTTAGTTTCCGATTTAGATGCAAGTTTAATCCCAATAGCGTTAATAGAAATTACAGCAGGAACAGCGAATGATGAATCGGGATATAGCCATCAACTTTATACACAAAACATATTAGAAAATAGTTTGTCAATAGGTTATAGTTCCGGGGGTTCTCCACCTTATTACACTGAAACTGCCAGCATTACAGGTAATTCTGCCGGAACTACTTTAACAAATACAGTTGGAGATTTTATTATTGATAACACGGACAGCAACGACCAAATCGTAGCAAGGCTGGGAACTAATACTACTGCTACAGGTTTTGAAATAAGAAACAATTCCGACCAAGTAAAGTTTAGTGTTAACGGTGCGGGTGATGTTAATGTGTCTAATCTTGACCCAAGTACGATTGTTATTACAGATGGTAGTGATAATTTAGATTCGGCTGATACAGCAACATATCCAAATCTCACAGAACTTAGTTATGTTAAAGGGGTCACTGGTGCAATACAAACTGCTTTAGATGCTAAGGCAGTAAAGGTAAGTAATACCTTTACTGATAAACAAACAGTAGATATTGATAAGGATGGAACCATTGTTGGTGCAGAAGACTTAGCCGCATTAAAAATTGATATTGATAGAGCAACACAAAATAGTGGAACTGCCGCACATAATGATATTGGAATTAATGTTGATGTGGATTCTTCAAGTAAGGGAACTTCTTCCGCTATTGGTATAGATATTGATGTTGTTGGTTCGGGAACAGGAACTCAAACAGTAAAAGGTTTAACTGTTGATGTAAGTGGTGGAGATACTAATTATGCCGCTTTATTTAATGGTGGTAATGTTGGTATTGGAACTTCAACACCTGCCGCACCATTACATATTGTAACATCTTCAACAGATGATACATTAAGGTTGGAATCTACGGACAATGATACTGCTCTTGCCCCTGATTTAGTATTTAAAAGAACTACTGCAACTCCCGCAAATGGAGATTTAATTGGTAACATTAGATTCTTAAGTATGAACTCCACCGAAGATGATGACACTGGAACAGAAGCAGAACATGAGTTTGCTGATATTTACGCAAGAGTAAATGATATTACTACTAATTCTGAATCAGGAGAATTATACTTTAGAACTTTTGTTGGTGGAACACGACAAAGGAGAATTGATTTGAGTCTTACTAAAACTGTAATTAATGAAGATGGAGTTGATATTGACTTTAGAGTAGAAGGTAATAGCGACCAAGAACTTATTGTAGCAGATGCAGGGGAAGATAAAGTTGGTATTGGTGTTACTCCTACAGGGGCCCATACTGCTAAATTATCTCTTGAAGGTTCAATGATGATAAAAGAAAGACCAGCGGCTACTGCTGACTTAGCAACTTATGGACAACTATGGGTTAAACAAGTAGCACCTAATCAATTATACTTTACCAATGATGCAGGTAATGATATTCGATTAGACGAAGAAGTGTTTATTGTTTCTTTATCAGATGAAAGCACTAACTTAGCAACGGGAACTTCAAAGGCTACTTTTAATATGCCTTTCGCTATGACATTAACGGCAGTTAAAGCAACTGTAAATACTGCCCCAGTGGGTTCAACAATAATTGTTGATATTAATGAAGCAGGTTCTACTATTTTGACTACTAAACTATCAATTGATGCAAGTGAATTAACTTCAACAAGTGCCGCAACAGCCGCAGTAATCGGTGGTGCTGGCCCTGCTTTAGCGGATGATGCTTTAATTACTTTTGATATAGACCAAGTAGGTTCTTCAACAGCCGGTAAAGGTTTAAAGGTTACACTTTATGGATATAGGACATGATACTATGGGAACTATTATTATTAATTCTTATGCTTTTGGGGCCGCTTCGGTTTCAGCAGTATCGGATATTTACAGTGAAGATGATAATGGAACAGGTGCAACAGGTGATGGTAATAGTAAGTTCACTAAAACCGTAGGAGGTTCTGCAACACACGACCAAAGGATATTAGTCCCATTAGAGGTTTCAGGAGGACAAGCAGTTACAGTTGGATTAAATGGTGAATGGACTGGAACGGCAACTTCTCTAAGTTGGGCTATAATAGAAGTGGATAATGCTGGGGGCTTAGTTACTGGTATTTCTCCATCAAGCGCAACATCGGCAGATTTTGACCCAGTATTTACAATAGCAGGTGGCGCACAACCGGGAGATTCGGCATTGTATCAAATACAATTAGTGGTAGTAAATAGCGGTGGAACAACAACTAAAAATTGGGACTTCTTAGTATTAGTCCCTTGATAATAGACAAATATTAAATAGTCGTTACTATTTCGTTTATAACAGTGGTAGGCATGTCTGATTTAGATGAAGTCCTTGAGAGAGATTCGGATGGTAAAATAAATTGGCTTGTCTCGAAAGTGAACGACATTGACACACGAGTTCACACAATTGAGACAAATCATTTATTTCACATGGAAAAAGACATGGTTATGCTACGAAGAGGAGTCTACCTTTTAGCCGCAATCGGGATTACATATTTAACAGGAGTGCAAATACTATGATGTGGGAATCTATTTTAAAGCGTGTAAAGGTCAGACCTAAGCATTTAGATTTATTAGAAGAATATATTCTTATGTGGAACGCACCTGTATATCCCCAGCAGTATATTACTTTTTTAAATGAAAGAAATATGTCTCATGTTCCCGCTACCTCCAGTATTACCGTAGCCGCAAGAAAGGATGATAGATTTAATATACATAGCACAGGTAGGGATTTAAAAATAGGTCTCGCAAGATTACAAAAAAATTTAAGAGGAGAATAAAATGAAAGAAACAAAAGATACATTTAACGACCGAATGGTTAAGCGAACAGTATTGCCAGCAATTTATCTATGGCTTCTTGCCGCAGGTGCAGTAGTAGGTATGGGTATATGGAAGCCTGATGTTGTATTAACAAACCTTGACGGTTTTATTGCACTTATCGCAATCATCAGTGGTGTTTCAGCACCAGCATTACAAACAGTTTTACGAATGTGGGAGTCTGAACAGACTATCGAAATTGATAACATGGGCGTTGAAATGGAACACGAAAGAGAAAGAGATGCACTAAACAAGCAACATGTAATTGATTTAGAAAAGGCTCGACAAAAGCATGAACAGGAAATGCTTACGGCGGCTCAAGAACATAAGCACATTGTTGAGAAGCATAAAGAGACTATTGTTAAACTTACACCTATTCATAAGATGGGCGAAAACGAGGAATAACTATGTGGAAAGATACTTTAAAGAAAGATGCTGAAACTTATTTCAAAGAAAAAATTCAAGAGTATGAGCGCAGATTAAAAAAAGACCCGAATGATGCTAAGGCTAAAGATGCCTTGAAGTATTACAAAGAACAATTAGGTGAGTAAATGACACGATGTATTTTTTTAGATAATTGGTTTGATGTTCAGTCAAAGATAGTAGATAAAAAAGAAAAGAAAACTCAAAAAGATTTTGTAACTGGAAAGGAAGTAAAAAAATGAGTTGGCGAGACATTATAAAATACAACCGAGAACATTATGTTAAGGCAGGTCGTAAGCATAATGACCCTAATGTTATTGAGGCGCACAAGGAAATATTAGACAGGGTAAAAAATTCAAGAATTAAAGACAGAAAAATGGGTAGACAGATAAGAAGAACTTTAATAGGATTACCGACTCCACCTAAAGAATATGATATGAAGTTATTAGGGGAAAAGGGTTCACTTGTAGGTTATCTTAAAGAAGTTAAAAGGTATGAAAAAAAGTTAAGAGAAGAATATAATAAATTTAAAGAAAGTTACAAAGAGAAGAAGAACAAACCAGATGAAGAACCACGATTATTTAAAATCGCTTTGTGGAATTTGGATGAATATACTGATAGACTTACTGACGATGCTGAAAGGATTTATCGAACACACACAAGATTGAAAAAATTTACTGACAAAATGGTATCGCTTAGAAACAAAAGAATATTACGCAGAACATTTAAAAACCACAACAGAAATTTAAAATATATAGAAGAAACCTTAGATAAACTATCCAGATATACAAAAAAGTAAATTTAGTAAAAAATCAGATAGAAAATTTTTCATAAAAAAAAGCCCCGACCCCCTACGGGGCCGAGGCCAAAAAAAGTATTTTTCTAATTGTTGTTTTTCTTCATAAGGTATATGACCTCCAGAAAAAGAACAAAACATTTTTTTAGTTTGAAACTCAATTACCACTCCAAATCAATCTTCACCAACTCTCCTAAGTCTTCATCAAAGAAACTTAGATTACCATTTTCTACACCCATTTTCCAAACATCTAATGTAAGTTGGGAATCTTTTAAGCAGTATTCTGCTACATCTTCATATCTACCTTCACTCCACCATCGAACAGCCATAAGACCATCACCCGATTTTTGAGAATTAAGATTACATTTTGCGAGATTATCTAACTGCACTCGCTTACCTGCCGCTTTTGTCATCATTCTCGATGTATCAATACAACGGGTTTCTTTCTCTTCGAGATACTTACGAACAATATAAATGTCCATTGAATCTCGCAACGCAGGTAAATCAAAGGCCACAATATTATGACCCAACAATTTACCGCCCTTTTGAAAGTGGTCGTCTAAATCAAACTTTAACTGTTTTAATTCTTTGACAACTGCACCGTCTATTTCTACCGGCTTATCAATATAAACCGTATTATTCTCTCCATCCGTAGTAGTAACACAAGTTACTTGCCACATATGGGTATTCTGCCAACCGCCTATATCAGCGGCTGTGTTTCCTGTTTCTATATCAAACGATAGTATTTTACTCATTATTTTTCACATCCATATTTTTTATTATATCCACGGGATAATTACTATTCATCATGTCAATTATTTTTAAAAGCATATCTTCTTCTATATAATTTATAAACATGTCAATAATATCTTCCCTTGAAACTTTCTCTTCGTCTAAGACTTGTCTAAATCTTAGTATTTTATTTTTCATAAACATTATTCCTTCCTCCTAATATAAACTCTGCTGTTCATCTTCTTCTGCTCGAATAAATGTTCTACATTATTCCATTCCCTATAAAAGGTTGGGCGACTTTTCTTAGTCATTTTCATGTAGTTATTAACCATTTCTGTTTTCGACACCCATCCATCTTTTTTACCTGAAGAAGAATAAACCTTAGTAATCATTTGTTCACGACCTTTTTCTGCCATACGCTTAGGGCTTTTCTTAAGCCTGTCACTAAACCAAGTTGTAATAGAATCAAAACTTGTATCAGTTAGTATTCTTGCTTGGTCTATATGTTTTGCTGTAATCACTGAACTTTTTTCTGCACAAGCACAAAGAGCCGCCGCATTACACATATTGTTAATTGTATTCATCAAGAAAGTATTTAGTGCGGAATATATATGGTCGGGAAAACCTTCCATGTATTTACGCATACCACGCCAAACAGTCTTGAGTCTTTTTTGTGCATCGGGGGTAAAGGTTGTAATCAATCTTTTATCACCAACTTTCTTATGTCTCATATCAACCCAACAATAAATATCGTAAAGCATTTCTGAAAACTCCACAGTAAAGGCATCCGAACCATTTTCATCTTCAATGATATTGCCTACCATATCCAAATACTCTTCCTCCATTTGCATTTTTAATGATTCGGGAACTTCTCTTACATATAACCACATACGCTGAAAGACACCCTTTGTAAGGATAACCTTTTCTAAACCCTGTGGGGGTAAGGTTGTAGCCCATAAACTACGCTGACAATCTACTACCAAATCTTTACCCCATTCAGTCAACCGCTTTTTGATTAAGTGGGTATCGGAATCTAAACGATTCATAAACTTTTGAAACATCATTACAGTGTCTTGCTTGTGTTGTGTTTCCTTAAAGATACCCGAATGTTCAAACTCATCAAAGGCAATAATACCAGAACCAAATAGAGCACCTTCAATATCTAAATCAATAAACTCAGGTATTGGGTCTCCATTAATATCTTCATTGTCTTCACCTCTAACCCATTGAGGGTTATTAACACCAAACTTTTTAGTTCCTAATAATGCTTGGTCTGTAAAGGCATCGGGGTTTTGTAGGTTAAATTCATTTACTCCCGAAAGTGGCCCTCTCGGATTTTCTCCTTTCATCGGGTGTTCATTAATTAATTTAAATGTTCTTTTCCAAACAGGTGAAAGAAAATCAAACATTGTAGTCTTTCCACTACGAGCAGTTTGAATCCAACAGTAATGTATTCTTGGGTCAAGAGAAAGACGGCCTACGGGAACTCGTAACTTATCTTTCAAGACCTGACCGAGAGTTGTAAAGAAAGCCATTTGTGCGGGGTAATCATTATACAATGAAAACTGCGTTACAACTTCTGTCCACCTCACTACAACTTCAGGCATAGTTACAGAACCACGCCTTTCTATTTCTATATCTACATTCTGCATTTTTTCCAATGCTTCATATAATTCCCATTCATCTACTTCTAAATCTTCTACCATTAGTATTTCACCTCTTCTTCTTTGTTTAACGCATTTGTTATATTGGTGGCCGTCACTTTACCAATACCTTTTAATTTCATAATTTCCTTAACCTCACATGTAGCGATTTCTAATAATGACCCAAACTCCGCTAAAAGAGTACGAGCCTTTTCTATTGTAACTCCTTGTATAGTGCAAAGTATATCCAACCTTACATCATCAGTTCTTGTTTTCTTTGGTAACATCTTCTGCAAATCTATTTCTTTATCACAGTGATGCTCACAAGCGACAATAAAGTGTGCCGCCGATTCTACATCTGCAACCCAAACTGGAGTTGTTTTTGTATTCAATGCTATGCTGGATAATGCACCTATAAACATTTTCTGTAACCTATGCCTCCATGACCTATCATTAAAGTTAGACCTGACATGGTTTAGATAAGAACCTGCATCGGATAAATTACCATAGATAACTATGTAGTTTCTCACATAAGAATCTTCCATGTTACTAATCTGGTTAAACATTCTTTTGTTACGCACTGACTGTAAAAAGTCTTCTACACTTTTAGCCTCAATACACACATCTCCTGTAATATAATCTCCTACTTCTAAGAATACCTTTTCAGTTGTAACATTTGATATTAAAGAGTATTGTATAACCAACTCACTTAACACTGAATCTTCTCTACTATCTATCATCATTCTAAAGCCCCCTGTGGGTATCTCCAACACTTACCTATACAATACCCCTTACTAATTAAAGTTTGACAGGAGGGGGCCATATACCGCTTTTTAACAACATACGAAACACCACTTAAAGTCTTCCTTTCATCATAGTCAATCCATACATCTTCATTGGATGCAATCTTTTTAATCTCACCTGAGATAATACCAATAATATCTACAAGTGCATCTCCACCTACTTCTCTTGGTGAACAGTCTAAACCTTTTTCAACAACTGCTAAGTCAGATAAGAACTCATTGTACCATTGAACTAAGTAATGTCGAGATTCATGTAATGGGTTATGAGTCATTACTGCCGCATTAAGACACGGAAGAATAGGTAAATCTCCCGGACTTTCAACATAATCAATTTCAATTTCTGCCGCTTCCATTTCCTTAACTTGAGGCCATTCCACTAAACTTTCACCATACCAAATAGGATGTTGCCTACGAGGTTTCTTTGCTAAGTTGGTAATAGCCGACAACGGCTTTTTCAAATCACTACGAATTAGATTTATAGAAAATAACTTAGCACCTAAATGAAAGGTGTTTTGAGTTCTTCTCAATCGAGCAGTATTTATTACTCGGTTATCTAATCGAGGTGACTTACCGCATACATCGTGACATATGTTAAAGAAAGCCTTTACTCTTCTCAAGTCAAAAGTCCTTTTACCATAAACGAATATGTAGAAACCTCTGCCACTGAAAGCCATGTTGTGTTTGTAGTTGTTTTCTGTAAGCCATTTATGTAGTATCTTCATGTCTCCCCACGCTTCTTCTAAAGATTCATCTCCGTGTGCATCTATATCTAAAAACAGTCTATCAATAATTACAGTATGTTCAAGTCCTCTGTCTTTTGAAAACTCTTCATAATCATAAACAGAAGTATAAACATTCATGCGACCATTATGCGCTTTAACGAATTGTTTATATTTTTCTTTGGTTTGCACTACAACTCTTCTTGGTTGTATTGCGTTTTCTAATGGGCTACCTGCCCACATTTCTCTCGGATAATTCATCTCATCACCTAATCCATTAAATCTAAAAAGTCCTTTGATTCGCATAGCGAGCAAAGTTCTTTATCTTTGTCTGTAAGTTCTGCCTTACAGTATTTGCATTTCTTTTTCATTTACAACACCTTTGTATCTTTTTTAATCTGTTTCTTCAACTCTTCCTTTGTTAGAGTTATCTTATTTTTCTGTTCTTCTATTGTAGGGGGGGCTTGAGAAACTTGAGAAAGCATTACTGGTGCTTCATCAATAAGTTCAAGCATCTGTTCCTTAGCATAAAAGGTGGCTTTATCCATCCACTTACCCCTTATCATTTCCCTACATTCTTCACCTAAGAAATCGAGCATCTCTTCCCAAGAAGGTTCTTCCATGTTGTTTATAATGTTAAAAATAACATCATCCATTTTCATCAACTCCTTGAATGTCCAGTTGTATTCTGTAATCTCTTTGACAATTTTAGAACCAATCATAATTTGTTCCCCCGCCTGTTGCTTCACAGTGTTCAAAATGTCCACAGTGAACACACTTCTTATGGAAGTAAGAAAAATCAAACTGCTTATTCATGTAAGCATCTATCAGTTTTTGTATAGAGTTTATCACAGAAGTAGTAGAACGCTTCTTGACCTCTTCAACATATATGTAATTACTCTTAGGGAATATCCAACCCCAGTGTGTGATACCTATATTTGGGTTTAATCCGAATGAAATAAGTTCTTCTTCATCTGCATGGTCGTATAGTAGTTGATAGAAAGCCATTTCTTTTCTCATATTAGTTTTCTTACTATCCTTCCATAAGCCCGTCTTTAATTCAAAAGGTATATATCCATTGTCATCAAAAAATAACCTATCAATAATTCCCTGTAAATGAATATTGATGCCGTTAATTCTATAACGAGCATTAAGCATTATTTCATTACCTACGGGAATAAAGTTTTCTACAGTTCCTTCGTGAACACATTCAATAAATCTTTCTGCTTGCCATGCCGATAAAGCCCTGTATAAATCATTAGTGTCTTCATCCTTTCCTTCAGGGTAATACTCTCTAAAATGCTTTACGAGTTTATTAGAATCATCAATGAAAGGCATAGCCTTTTCTGGTTTCACCATCTTCCAAAACTCTTCTTGTGCATTGTGAACAATCGTTCCTCTAAACATGGCCTCTGAAGTTTTCTGAGGTTTTTTACCTTGAGCGAATGGGTCGTAACTATATTTGTATGACCCATTACAAAAGTTAAATGTTCCCAAAGAAGACTTTGTAATCTTCAATGTCGGGCCATCAATATCATCGGGATTCCACTGATATGTAAATCCGTTATCTAAATCTTTTTGTGTCCATTCTGTTGCATATTCATCCATTTCTTTCCGCTTCCTTTAGTGCATCAATTAGGGCTGATGCTTCACCTCTTGTCATTTCTTCTGTAATAGATGCTTCTCCACCTAATTTAATAATATAATTACGCTGTGCATCCGTAACAGCACCATCGGGATTTCTTACAGTTTTTGTAGTGCTAATCCCTTTTTCTTCAAATGCGGCTCTACGCAAACTTGCTGTTGTATTATCGTGGCATTCTTTACACACTTCAACTACATTACTTCGAGAATGGATTAGATATTCCTTACCTATTTCTCTACATCTATGCTGTGAAATAATGTGATGCCACTCGGTCTTACCTTCTTCAAAACAGATACTACAATACCCCTTTTTAGACCAGAACTGCCTTTCGTCTTTAACGACTTTTAGGAACTCCTGTTCAATTGCATTTATTTCTTCTTGCTTCTTTTTCTTACGCTGTTGTAACGCTTTCATTGTTTTATAATATGTTCCTTCTTTTTTTCCCATGTTACCACCATTCCTCTAATGTTGTTTGGTTAATGTCTTTCTTAATGAGTTTTATAGGCCACTCCATGCTATCAAATATAAGCATAGCCTTCTTAATTATTTCTCCATTGGCGATGAACTCCCAATCAGGTGTGAACTTACCTTCTATGTCCTTGAACTTCAAGAACGAAATATATTCACACGGTTTAGATACACCTTTTACGATATAACATTTTTCATCCAAGTCTGTATTATTTATCTTAAAGTAATAATACGCATCGCCTTTCTTAATTTTACCCAATCCTTGTTGATTATGGTAAATAATACCAGCAGAACCGCCAGCAATCATTTCGTAGTCCTCAATATTTCTACGAAGTCTACTTCTTTTACTAATTTCTTTCAAGTTTGGTTCACCTTTTATGACCTTTGCATATTGACTATTACAATAATCAATAATAGTTTTTTTATCTTCAAAGGATGCAACCATTTTCAATAATTTTTCTTGAAATTTCTTTGCTATTTTAGTTTCGTTTGACTTCTTCATTTCAAAACCCATTACGAAGAACTTATCTTCGTCTAAATACTCCCCATCCTTCCAAGAAAGATAACCGCAGTAGCGATTTTTCTTCTTAGAAAGGAAAAACTTACTGGCAAACTTTTCAAACTCTAATTCTACAGGTTCTCTGAAGATTTCTTGTGAAATATAATCATTTAATAACACTCTAAGTTGTTTTGCGTCTTCTACATCACGAACCTTTACAAAAACAGAATCAGTATGTCCATAAATAACTTCATAGCCTAATTCTTGCGCTTTGAAGGCAGTTTCACGCATAGCATGACGAGCAGAAGCAGTAATTGATTGAACCATTTCCATATCAGCCCAACCAAAACCTTCTTTTGCGAGAATACCGTAGAAAGCATTTACCGCCCTCTTTGTAGCCATCTGTGCCGAATCCCACTTAATATACTCTTCGTCTGTTTTAGCCTCTTTACGCAAAGTTTTGTATTTATCACGCAAAGCCATCATGTCAATAACTGCTTGAGGTAAAAGTCCAAGTGTATCTTTTTCGTAGTAATAAGTTGGCTTTTCTTCAAAATCACCTAAATGTTTAGGTGTGTTAATCCATACAGGGTAGCCCTCATCACGCTTAGTTTCCCAAGAGATATTTACAGCGGCCATCATTGAGGGGTATAGAGATTTAAAATCAAATACAGCAACATTTTCATGTAAGCCATAAGTTCCCTCAATATCAGGATTCATAACGAAAGCACCATCATATCTTTCCTTCTCAGTTTTAACCCCTGTTGGGGGAATCCATCCAGACTTACGCATAAAATATACTCCACCCATTTGAGAATTATGATATGTATTCTCAAAAGGACATACAATAAGTCGTTGTAGAGCAAGACTGTTTTCACTTACATTTAATTTATTGTCTATATTTACGCACAGGTCTACATCTACTTTAGCATATTCGAGATAAGTATGTGTGTCTTCCAACCACGCTCTTTCATAGAACTCCAAGTCCTCAAACTTTGAACTTGAAACCTTTCGTTCACCGAGAACAAGGTTTGCACAATCATCCAACTTTAGAGAAGGTAGTGTGCCATTTTGAGAATCAGTCCAAAGTCGTTCAAATCTATCCATTAGGCAGAATGTTAATCTACCTCGAATAGGTTGTGCGCTATTAAAATAGTTTTCTTCACCCGTTCCTTTTCCTAATTGCCAACCAACAGGTTCACTATTAGCAAACTTTCTACGAACATCTTTAACCTCGTTACAAGGTGACATGAGATTAGGGTTAATACCTAATTTACACATACGCTTGATAATCTGAGGAATATCGTAACCAAGAACATACCAACCGATAATCATATCAGGGTCTTGTTCCTGCATCATACGAATAAAAGCGTAGAACATTTGAGTCTCGTTTTCATATACTTCTACATAATCGAGTTCAGTTTCTACATGGGCCTCTTTAGGAAACCATGTCATCACCGTATTCTTTTTGGTAAACGAATCATAGATACTAAGCACAGTTGTTTTACCATCATGTATTCCTCCAACTTGAGATTCAATATCAAAATACCACTTACGGTGTTCGTATTCTTTAATCTCAGTCATACAATCAACAGCATAAAGGCGTTTAATATCTACATCGGCTTGAAAGGTTTCGATACCGTCTTTATGAAGTTGGCTCATAATTGCCCAGCGGTCTTTAGGATTATGGTAAATTACTTTCTTTAACCTTTTACCGTGAAGACTTGTCCAATTGCCCAATTCAATCTCAACAGGTATTGAATACTTCTTACTGTATTTGCGAATAATAACTTTATTACTGTTCCAATTAGATGAGGCTGATACAAAAAAGTATGGCTTGTAATCCTCTATTGTTTGTTCTTTTCTATGTCCGTCTTCTCTCCATCTTAGATGTATCTTACTCCCCATTGTGTCTATTATCATTATCAATCACTATCCATTCATTAATCTTAAAACTTATTCCTTCACCTTGAAGGTATTCCATAAACAAATACTCTAAATGCTCTCGCAAATAATTAGTATCTTCCCATTCCTCACCGACTTCAATGTGTCCGTTAATATTAATTTTCATTAAACTTCCTCCATTAAGTCTGCAAATTCTTCACCATATTTAGCGGCTAACTTCAATCTCTCAAAGTCTCTCATTAGTCTTTCAACATATACAGCCGCATCCATTAGTTCTTCTTGTAAATGAACAAGCCATTCAAGTGTGTTTAAATCAGTGCGTTCCATTGTAACGCCGTATTTATTCTTACCCACTTCGGCTCTTTCACGAATCTTTTTAATTACCTGTTCTTCGTATTTACTCATTCTTCTTCACCAACTTAAACCGCTTGGGTATCGAGAAGGATTGTAGCCCCCTCCAATATTCCATTCTATCTTGTAACCTAAACCCTTCCAGTATCTAATAATAGAATCCCAATGATGTTGATTCTGAAAGTGAAGTCCTGAACTACATTTCATTCTTCCATCTTTTATGGCCCTTTTTATACAGCGTTCACCTTCTTCGATAATTAATCTTTCTTCCTCTTGGTATTGTTCTGTTTCTTCAACTGTCTTTCTTGCTTCATCTGCTCTCATTCTTCTCACCCAATTCTATTTCTTGTATAATCCAATCTGCAAGTTCGTTATCATTCCAAACAGAAGGTTCGATATAATGCACCCTATGGTGAATCCTAACTTGATTTTGCACTCTTTTCCACGCACTTAGTATTGAGGGGAGAACTTTCATCAATTCTTTATCTATTATTATTTGAACAGGTTTTGGATATTGGTCTGTGTTATTTCTCTTATTGCTCATTCTTCTTCCTCCATTTGTTTTAATATACTATCGGCCATCTTTGTAGCCATACTACGACTACCCATAGCAAATGCAATTTGAACAGACTTACTCTTAGCATACATTCTAAGAAACTGTCCTTCATCCATATTCTTACTTTGTAATAATTGTTGTATTCTCGCATCTAATAATCTTACTGTATCTATTATTTCATCCATTTTAATTCCCCACTCGTGGTGCTCTTAACACCGTAATCTTTTCATTGGCAAAGATAACAGGTCTTTCGTCATCATATAATATAACTACCTCTGGTTCTTTACTGATAATATTGGCAATAGGTAAAGAGATTTCAACCGTAGCCTTTCTCTTTCCACCAATAGCATCTATTTCAGTTTTAACACTTTCAATATTTTTACTCGAACCTATAATCAATTTCTCACCATTCCATTCCATTCTGTAAATAGAATTACCAACTTTCTCAGCGATAGCCATAGCCTCTGATAATTCGTCTGACTCTACATCAAGTAGAGTTTTCAAGGACAAAGTATCAGTCACCATAATATCTTCTTCGTTTCTAAACATTCTTTTGATTGTTCTTCTGTCGAGATTTCTAAGTTTAGACTTAAGGCGGTATATGACATTTAAATCATTATGCCTACCCAATACAGGTAAAGTTACTACACTATTACCTGAAGCCACTTGTATTCTACCTTCATCGCTCATAAAGACTACTTCGGTATCAGTAAGATATTTCTCAAGTGTTGAACCTGATAAACTAACCATACCGCTTTGAGCCTCTTCATCTGTATATCTATAAACTACATAAGTATAATTGTTGGCATTTTGGATATATACAACATTATCTTCCACTTCGATAAAAATATCGTCGGAAAGAATACTATTCTTATTCCCCATGCCTTCATTGTATTTACCTCGTAGTCTACAAATATTTATTGCTTCTTTCAATTCTTTTCCATTCATTCTAAATTTCATTTAAATTCCTCCATAATATAACATAACATAACAGCACCCCTATAACAAAAACCAATTACACTTAAAGGTCGTTTTCCTTGATTGGTGTCATACCATTCCAAGTAACTTTACCTTTGTTGTTTTCAAACAACATAAAGGTTTGACCCTCGTTGTTTGCATTGGTCTTTGACTTGAGCACCTTAGCGTGTAATTTTGTTGTATTGTTTCTTTCTTCACGGTATGTGTGAATGTGTTGAAACAACTTTGCAGTAGTAGACTTTTCCCAATCAGGCTTTTGTCCAACTACTTCAAACCCATCATGCACTTCTTTCATATGTGTAATGAAAAACTTGTGGCATTCCAATTGACAAGCGGCTTTGAAAAGCCTTTGATATTCTTGGGTTCGAGCAAACCACTGAGTCGGAACCATTTTAACTTTATCAGCCAAACGAGGGTCTCCACCTTTAATGTGATTTTGTCGTGCAATCATATTTGTTGTATCAAGCCAAGTATCAAGACCATCGAAAACAATAGCCTTTACACCTTCAACTTCAATAACTTCTTCACCAAATTCAATCTTCTTTGATTCAATTGCTTCTTTAACCATTCCCATAAAGAAACGAGCCATGTCAGCAGTAGCCAAATAATCCACTGTCATATCTTCTTTATAGACATGGGGATTATAGATGAAAACTTTATCATCACTCGACCAATGTTGCCTCCATGTTGGTTCTGCACCTTCATCAAAGTCGAGAATAAAAACCCAATGGGTTTCTTTTTCTTCATCAGTTCTACAATCAATTGCTATTCCGGTCTTTCCAGTTCCGGGGTCTCCACTAATTCCACACAGCATAAATGCCGCATTATTCTCTAACAGTCGCTTTCGCTGATTAAAGGCTTTCGCCTTAGCATTAGCAAACGCTGTTAGGTTATCTTCTTCTTTTGCATTCTTTACGAGATTACTCGCCTTTCCTTTTCCTTTCAAACTCATTATTCTTCCTCCTTAAATTGTTCACTTAATATTTTTAGTTGTTTTTCATGCACTAAGCGTGTGAACATTTTACCGCTTTTCATGTGAAACCGAACACTGTATCTGTCGTATTCGTCATCGTCTTCTTTCCATTCTATTGTTTCTACCTCTTCGAGGTCTAGTAGTATTTCATTCATTTTAATTATCATTATATCACCTTTTAAAGTATAGGCTTCGCACCTATTTGAATGTCATTCACCCGCCAACATTTACACGGAAGTTGATACCATGAAATCACAGCATATCTTCAACCTTATCTGAAAGCAACAACAATGTTGAAGCCCACAGGCCAACGAAGATACCCAAGTTTTCATCGTAAGCGGAATAAATACCGATACTCAGTAAAATTGAGACAACACTTGTAATTAAACCAATTTTATTATAATTCATTTAAATCACCAGTACTCCATAGATTCGCCGTCTTCCTCTACATCTTCTACAACTACACCCGTTGCAGTTCGAGCATAAACACCATACAAGTTAATTGTAACAGGGTTATATTCTCCATCGAGAGGCATTCCATTTTCATCCTTCTTTTGAGTTTGGTTTGTTCGACCAACTACTACAACATCAGAACCAACACCAAAGTTAATATCCAAATGTGAAGGAACCCAAATTGGGGTAGATTCAGGAATATCGTCTTCATCGAATCCATAATTAGCATCAACAGGTTCAACCCACATTACACGGTTTCCACTTCGCTCATTAGGAGTAAGATTCATACTCGTAACAATTCCATCAGTAACTACAAGGCGCAAACCTTGTTGTTGAGAAATTAGTTCGTGGTAAGATTCTAATTCAATCAAATCAGCAACATATTCTGCCATGTGTTCAACCAACAAGTCTTCCATAGAATCACCAGAAGTATCAATCCATCGAGGGTCTTCTTCATCAAGAACATCAATGTAATTTAAACTCTCAAGTGTTTTTCCTCGAATACCATAGATAGCGTTTCGCTCATCATTGAACAAACCAAAAATAGTAGTCCAACGGAAAGTCTCAACATTGAAGTTCTTTGCTTGGTCGTTCTTAAGTTGAAGTGTCCAAAGTTGAACATCTCCATCTTCTTTCATACCAACAAAGTGTGCTCGTAATTTAAACTCTTCTTTAGGTAAAGGCTTTCCATAGTTCTTATTAACATCACCGGATGCCCAAGACTTTACAGGGTCTACCGGAACCACCCAAGTAGTTTCATTGACTTCAATTGCAGATGCAGGAAGTTGAGGAATAATTCTCGTATCCCATTCTCCGTTTTTCTTTTGAGTCTTTTCATACCCAGCATCAGTCATTGTAACCTCTGCAACAATTTCATCATTTAAAGCCTGTGAAGAATCACTATTGTATTTGCTCATCACGCTCTTTCTTTTCCATTCCATTACATCACGGGCAGGTTCAATTCCAATGAAGAATCCTGTTCCAGAATCTCCAAATCCTTTTGAGGCTGTTCGATTTGATGCAAGACGACCACGAACATAATTTCGAGTCAAAGTCAAAGCAACAAGTTGTTGTCGCTCATCCTCCAAATCGAGATTATTGCTGTTACCAATCTCTGTATATTTTTCATTCATTTCACCGACTTCAATACTTAGTCGGGTCGCTAAACTGTTCAGTTCTTTTTCTACTCTTTCAATCATATTTTCACTTTCCTTATTATTTTTTTCCTTATTTCATAAACTGTGCTGTGAACCAAGCCACAAGCACTTTAGGAGTTACACTTCTGCTTCTCCATTCCATTTCTCCTACTGCACCTACTACCTTAAACTTCTCGGTAGAAGATAATTCCATATCTAAAACACATTGTAGGAGTTTACCGCATATATCTTTTACAGTATGACCTGCAAAAACAAGCCGCTGTAAAAAGTCTAAAGCGTCGGGGTTCTTATCAAGAAGTTGTTTTAAACAATTTTTGTAAGGCCCCATGTGTTCATTCAGTAGATTATCTGGAGTTTTTCCAGAATAAATACACGCCTGTAATTCATTAATTGCACGACGCATATCTCCCCCGCATATATCTACAATTTTGCGAGCATTTTCTTCAGTAAAATCTACATTATTTTCGACAACAATTTCCATCAAACGAGTAATCTGAATATCTTCAGGTATCGGTTGAAAGAAATAATTAGCACAACGGGAACGGATAGCATCATCAACAGCATATGGGTCATTACATGCTATGATGAAGCGAACATTTGTAGCCCGTTCCATAACTCTTTTCAATGCTCGCTGTGAATCACGAGTCATCCCTTCTAATTCATCAAGAAAACAAATCTTGAAATTATTATTAGACACTGAGCGAGTATTGACAAAGTTTGTAATTGTCTGTCTCACTGTTTCTAATTTACGGTCTTGACTCGCATTTATTTCCAAGAAGTCTGTTGATTTATCTTCACCTAAGAATGTATTTGCTAATACATGTGCCGCAGTTGTTTTACCAATCCCCGGAACTCCATACATAAGAACTGGTGGTAAATCACCTTTACTTATCCATGTTTCTGCATCAGCAACAAACTTATGTTGTCCAATCAAATCTCCTATTACATTCGGTCTATACTTTTCTGTCCAATTCATTTAAATCTCTCCTTACTATATTTATCGCATTTGATGGGTCAGTTGCCATCACTTCGACTGTTTTTTCTTCTCCATTTATTTTAAATTTTACAATATGTAATACTGTTTCCATCATATCCGTCTCCGGAGTATTTGGGTATTTGGTATGCGAAGTAAAATTTGTAAAGTAGTATGGTTCACCCTCCATTACTACTCACCTATCAAACAATTTGCTGTTAAGACATAACCTGCTACACTAACAGCCGAGCGTAGTGAAGACTTTACAACTCGAACAGGGTCAAAAATTTCTCCATTTTGTATGAAAGTGTTGGTATTGCCGTCGTAAAAGTGTCCTTCCATAATGTCATTATCAAATCGAGAACCCATGCTATCTCCATTAATATTATAATATATCTTTTTCAAAGGAGACTTTAATGCTTCATAGAAAACTTTTTCAACACCTAAACATTGTCCATTACTATTACTAAACGAAGGAGTCAAGTTATAAAGTTCAACACCTGCACCTCGGATAACTCCTTCAGCAATAGCCGCCCTTGTAGCATTCAAAGCATCGTCAATTCTTTCTAATTTGTTTTGCATCTCCTGTTCCGACATACCACTAACTCCAATTACTGCGGCATTACCTTGTAGTTTTCCATAGCGAACCGAGTGTTTCTTTTTATAGAACTCGTTTTCAGCCATAGATTCATCAGTAGCAATTTCATCAAGGCGTTCTAAAAGTAAATCATCATCACCCATGAAGCCCAAGAATGCGGCCTTCTTAGATGAAATAATTGCCTTATTACATTGTCCATAGTATGAGGCATTAATATCAGCAATTGACATATCTAATTCCTTGTTAACCATTTTACCACCTGTAAAAATTGCTAAGTCATTTAACTTCTCAGTTTGCCAGAATGAAATGTCTTCTGCTTGCACAATACAAGCGTTGATATTCCCGTTCACTTGATTCATTACAAATGTATTTAGTGCAACTGCCCCAATAGAAGTGCATAGAACAATCAAAGGTCGGTTCTTTTTCTTAGCGAATTCAAGTGCAGGAATAAGTTGAGCAAAGTCATTAATATCTGCATTTGAAATTAGTATCCACGGTTTTTCAAATGTATTGCTTTCACCGAATATTTTTGTCAAAACAGGGTTAATATATCCCTTGTCGCATTCAAAGCCCTCGATAAAAGAAACAGTGTCCTCACCCGTAGGTGAAGGTTCAACTGAGATAACTCCATCGTATCCTATTTTTTCTACGGCTGAGTAAATTAGTTCAGCCATATTTTCATCATTGTTTGCACTGATTTTTGCTACATGGTAAATATCTCTACCCTCAATCTTATAGGATAAATTATCCAATTCTTCACATGTTATTTCACACAGTCTTTCGAGTTCACTACGGATAGCAACACCTGTATATTGACTTAGTAGATTTTTACCATTTTCAATTAGAGATTGAGCCATGATTGTCGAACTTGTAGTTCCATCACCGGCATTTTCTTGCGCTCTTGATGCAACTTCGATGACAAGTTTAGCACCTGCATTAGCCATTTTATCTTCAAGGATAATATTTTTTGCAACAGTTACACCATCATTAACTACCAAAGGAGGCAAGCCATCCCTTCTATCAATAATAACACTACGAGTTGCAGGGCCTAAAGTCACACCAACTGCATTAGCAACTGCGTTAACCCCTTCGATTAATTTTTCTCTCGCTTCATTTCCATATAAAATAGACTTCATCCTTTCACCGCCACTACATCTTCTAATTTAATAGCAATATATTCTATCCCTTCATCGTGAAATGTATATCCATTTTTGTAATAGACATACCTTCCAACCATATCACCAACAGGAGAATCATATACAATTCCTCCATTTTGGTTCGCATTCAATATAATACCACTGTCAGTGGTAGTTCTTCTTTCATTTTTTATTAACACATAGTCATTCATTTGTTTCATATTCTCACCTCATTAATCCCCAAGCAATTACTACAAGGGTAATCACATTTACAATCGAAACGCTTATTGCGATTTTATTTGTAATATGTAATTCGTTTGCCATTTTCTTAGTCAGTTCAATTAGAGTCTTCATGTCTTCTTTCATACTCCATCACCGCCTCTTCTAAATTCATATCTTTCTCGTAACATTCACGAAGAAACTTATAGGGTAGCCTATTAAGCGTTTCCCCAGCCCATTTCGTAAATGCCATTCCTTTTCCTTTTCTCATAAATATTCCTCTAATCCTTTCATCTTTCTTGTTGTCGTTCTTCTTTTCTTTTCTTTCTTTATACCCAAAACTTTACATTCTTCAGGTAGTAATTTCTTAGCGGCCCACTTAGCATAATCCGAATCCTTTACAAGATTCCGAACTAAGTAGCCATCTGTTTCCTTTAGTCCTAACTTAAGACATATAGCCGGAAACAAACTCGACGACTTTCTCTTAGGTGGGGTCATTGTTACATAACCGCCCTCCCAAGAATAAGCCAATAGCGCATAGAAATAGTCCTTCGGCCATCTATGTAGCGTTGATGCTACAAAGGTTAATTTATTATTATTAGGCATTGAGGCTGAAGCCCATGATAATATCTGCATAGGTGGTGGTTCATGCAAACGCACACCTTTGTAAAAATCATCACGGTTTTTCATCTTAATGTAGTTACTTGTCATAGACCACATGTTATCCTCAAATGTCTTAACTTGTTCACAGTTTTTAGCAAACAAGGTCTTAATTCTTAATTGATTTCTGTTGGTTTTACCGCACAGTTTAACTTGACAAGAGTTAATAATTAACTTAGGAACATCTTTCTTATTAACAGATGTAAGCACTACTTGTCTACCGGAATAGATTAAATCCATAATTTTTTCCTTGTCGGCTTTGTAGTGGGCATCTTCAATAATAATGCCAATCTCCATAGGCCAAGAATATACATCTTCAATTGGTATATCGCTGGCATAGCATTCTATGTATTTTGTTTTACCCATAGATGCTTTAGCATTAGTTGTCTTTCCTGTTCCCGGTTTCCCTACAAAAATCTTAGGTTTCTCTTTCTCTTCTGTCTTCTTCATTTTTAATCATCTCAAACTCATATCTACTATCATTGTTCATGTGTTCACCGTTGCGAACTTTTTCCATTAAACGGATAAACTTAGTCCATCCTTTACTCTTTGTAGGCACATTCGGGGGAAAAATGTCACATATCCGTAAAATATCCATTCTCCTCCGAATTAGTATCGTATCTACTCTACGACCTCTTTCTCTTATTAACTGTCCATTTATATTCAAATGTTCTAAGGCTCTCACTAAAGATGCTATCATCTGTTTAGGAACTCTAATTGTAATATTATATCTTGGTTCCCAACCTCTGTCGTTGGAAACATTTACAATTTGAAATTTAGGAGAGGCTGAAGTTATAAGTATGCCTTGTATTTGTCCTTCTGTATATGTCATTATGGCCCACCGAGGGTATCGTATAAAACAATCTCCCACTGATGAAACTCTTTGTGTCCTTTAATAAACATTCCGGCTCTATCTTTTGGCCCTACAAATTTTTCTCCACATATGAAACAATGAACAGCAACAATTTCACTACCACGCTTGACTCCATCGTGACTTATAATATCTACAATGTTACCTTCTTCGATAGGTTCTTGGTCTAAATCATCATCCCACATGTTCTCTCATGTAATCCCTGAGAGTTTTAGACTTATTATACTTTGCATGTGAAGAAGTTTCAATTTCCTTATTATGTATTTTAACTTCCTCTTTATTTCCCATCATATTTTTTAACCTTTTATGTAAAACTTTTGCGGCTCTATCATACCTTTTTTTATCTACATCTTTCCATGTAGGATAATTACTAAACGGTGACTTTTTATATAGTCCCATCTCATCTTCTAATACCTCCCACAAAATGCTTTCTATAAGTCTATTAATTCCTTCTTCAACATTCTTAGGTGCTTCTTCATTATCATACATTTATATCACCTCAAAGGAGAAATAGTTATTTCTTCTAATACCCATCGAAGAGTTTTCATTACCCCACGCAAGGCAGTATAGTTTCGCAAACATTCTGCATTTTCTTTCGTGTCCATTGTCCGTGAATGAAAACGGTCTCTCCAATATTTTGCTTCTTCTTCTGCTTTTAATAACATAGATTTTAACTCTTCTTCACTTCTCATATTTATTTCTCCTTATAGTTTGGATGATTTTTTGGCAATCTATGAAGGCGGCGTTCACACATATTTGTCATATATTGAGCCACACTTGCTACTGATTGGCTAAATCTTTTTTCCGCCACATCATCATTAGTCGGAACCATGTCATACTTTACACGCTCAATTGCTTCAGCAATTACTGAAGAATCGAGTAGTGCTTGTAGTATTTCATATTCACCGTGAGTCACTGTCTTTATTCTCGACATTATCTTCACCCCATAGTGCATGTGTAAATCCTAAAGTATAATTTTTAATCAATAGCAACTTTCTCTGCAAAGCCTGTTGGCTTGACTTTTCAGCCATATCAATAGCCTCATCCAATTGCGCTACTAAATTATTCAGCATTCCAATCACCAAACTCTTCTGCTGTCATTTCATGTTCTCTTGAAATTACTTCTTCATCCCCACTTCTGTTATCCAACATTGATAGATATGCCAATCGAACATCTGTTGAACGCAAGCGTGAATTATTACCACGCTTTTGTGCTTCATAGTTCGACAAGTTAACCAATGCTTCAATCAGTTGTTTCGCTCTTTCTTGAAATTCAATTGCCGCATCTGTTGTGACACCACGCTTTCCTTTCCACATTCTCATTATTTCTCTAATACTAACCATTTTTTCAGTCCTCCTTCTTTATAAAAGTGTTTTGTTTCAGCAGTTTGGATATTAATACATATCCACATTGAACCTATTAGACTGCTAATCTCTAATACTTCCCAATTCTTTTTGAGAATACCCAATGTTTTCATAATCATTCCGGAACCATAAATTGTATTATAGTCCTTAGAAAGGATGGGCAAGTTATCATGCACATATTGTATAATATGTGGCTGTTGAATACTCGCCCAAACCTCTCCACTTATTTCAAAAAATCCTGTTCCATTACATACAATACATTTGTTTCCCTCGCATACAGGACACTCAATTTCCCTAACTCCAAAAGTAGGAAACCTTACAACTCGAAGGCTTCTCGGTCTACTATCTTCGTCATTCTTTCCCCTTCTGTTGTTTTCTCCCATATCATATGTTCTCCTTTTCCAATAACAATTGCTTCTTGGTTAATAGGTCTCCAGTTACGCAAAGTTCTATTATCTGTTCCAGACCAAAAGGCATAACCAAATGGATGAGTATGAATCCAACATCGGATAGGAATACTCATTCCTGAAACATTTACTCCCCCGTAATCTACATAACCCGGACTTCCACTATTCATAAATAGTTTTCCTTTACGGTCTATGATAACTGATATTTCAAGACCCGGAAGTATATTTGTTGAAGCATCCCAAATAGCATCAAGGAATCTTCGGTCACGAGGAACATCTTCACCCTTTCTTAGTAAGTGTTCCCAAACCGTATTAATTTCTTTTTGCCAGACTTCAGGTGCAATATCTGTATGTTGAACATTTAGGGGCCCTTTAGGTTCTGTTCCACGAAAGAAAGAACCCATTACTCCACCTTCATACTTGGGTGTAATTTTAGCACCGTATGTTTGTAAGGTTTCTTGAATCCATTCATCTTCATTTTCTTCACGGATAATTGCTTCAATTTCGTATCTATCATTTGTTACGAGTTCATCAATATATTCTGCGTCGTTTGTCGGTTCCCAAGTTTCATAGAACAGGTCTATCATATCCTCGGTAACTTCTTCTTCATGTCCAATTATTTCTCTTCTTACTATTTTATCCATTAATCATCGCCTCCGTAATCATCGTCTTTCTTTTTCTTTGGGTAGACTTTCAAAACCCTGTTATATTCTCTATTTAACTTTCTAAGTTGTCTTCGTATTAGCCATTTTCTCATGCGCTCACCTGTATGTGTTTCGGAGTAAAGTCTCCAGCAAAATGTCTTTGAACCCATTGAGCACCGTAACCGGCAACTGCTACATGGGTAAAGTGAACACCTTGATTACTTTTATCCCATGAGTCACCTTGACAAGAAAAAGAACCTTCAGGCCCTGCTGTCAAGGTTGAGTAAAGTTTAGGGTCTTCATCAGAACTGATTAGTAATCCTGCTCTACCCTGTGCTCTCAAATCAAGCCAAGTAATATCAGACTTATACATCATCTTTCTTACATCTAAATTATCCGCACAGCAAATAACTAAATCGTATCCAGAAATTTGTTGAGGTGTCAATACCTTAAAAGGTTGAGGCTCAAAGTTAAATCTTTGCGACAGTGCTTCTGCTTTATTCACGCCCACATCATCGTAATCAAAGTTTTGATAAGTCAAGTTTTTTGTCTCTACAACATCAGGGTCATAAACCGTAATATCATACATCGCTACTCGGTCAAGTAGTGGAATTAAGAACGAACCAATTCCACCGCATCCGATAATCATTATTTTATTTTTTTTCATTTTTATCTCTCCTTATACAAAAGTGATTATAAGGCCAATCACTAAAATGCCTATTACCATTCCCAACTTCTTTAGATTTTGAATTGGGTTTAAATCCAACATCGTTCCCGTAACTAAATCATCCATCAAGAATGTTTTATCGTCTATTGTAAAACTTGTCCATTCCAAAACACTGTCTACTGTTGGTAAGCAAAAGTGATACCAATAGCCATCAGTTACGATAAATCTATATTCATTAACATTAGGAACTTCTGCCAAGAAATCTTCTATCTGCTCAATACCCTTATGTGTTTGATTAGGTGCTTCCGCTTCAATCAACCACTTTACAGGTGATTTATGCCCCTTAAAAGAAACAGTTAGTAGATAGTCCAAATACTTATTTTTGTTATCCACGGTTTTGAAATGAGGTTCACGACTGTAATCTGTTTTACAAGATTCAGTCTTGGCTCTTGCTGCAAGTAAGGCGAACAAAGGTTCTACTAGATTCTCTTGTATTGCGGTTTCAGGTTTAGTTTGAACTAAGAAATGGTTACTATTCAGAGTGCCATTGTTTAATAATTTCAATTTACCTTCTTCAGTTAACTTATTAGTCAAGTTTGAAAGTTTTTTACTATCCGCATAATAAAATCTTTTGGCCTGTTTCCTTCTAGTTTTTCTTTCTTCCTTAACTTTATTTTTCTTTTTATCTTCACAGGTTCTTGCTGTATGTCCTATAACACTACAATAACCACATTTCATTTCTTTGACTGTTTTTTTCATTCATATCTCTCCATTTTTTTTACATGTCGCCATACGGTATTTTCACTTACATGAAACATTCTCGCTACCTTACCGTATGACAAGTCGGTAGCCAAATATATGCAAGACATTAGAACTTCTCTTGTTAGTTCCATCTGCCCTGCAATATTCGTAATTAATTCTTTTGCATTGATGTTGTTGTTATCACAGAAACCATGCGCTTCTTCAATAGAATAAACTAAATCTATATGAAAAACTTCCTGTAATCTCGCTACCACTGTTTTAGCCCGTCTTGTTTTAATCCCCATGAATCGGCCCAACTTTGCTAAGTTAAGCCACTTATTATTTAGAAACACTACGGCAACAGCGAGTTCCGACAAATTATAATTACCTTTCAGAAGGGCAACATAAGATGAACGGAACATTCTTTTTATACTCTCGGTTTTCTCTATCTCAAACTCACTACAAAGTATTGATAATTCTACTAAGTTTCTATCTACTTCTACCCCACTATTTGTTTCAATGATTCTTGTAGCGGAAATTAACCCACAACTATCACAAACATACAGGTCAATAGATTTATTTATACTTTTCCGACCTTTGCAGTAAAGACACGGCATCCCAATCAACCCTTAATTCTGGTCTATAATTTTCATACCCACGAAGAGTAGAAACTTGGCTACAACTATGAATATCATTTAACAAAGCCATAGACCGAGCAGCAAATTGGTCTCCAAGAGAAACTCCGCTATGTGCTTGGTCTATACAAATTGGCCCCAAGGCGTAATAAAGTTCCTCACTTGTTTTACAAGTCCAAAGATTTGTAGTATTTGAAATGTTGGGAACTAATTGATTATCACCTTTTTTACAAGTCCATCTATGAGTTCCTCTTTCCGATTTTAACTTTCTGTAATTAGACATAGGTATGAGAGCATATGTTGAAACATCTTGTCGCCCCCTTTTATATCCTCTATCTACTACTACCCAATCTAATATTTTACCTTTTACAGCCATAGCCTGTTTCGCAGACCATACACCTTTACTACCTTCAACATTCATTTGAACCTCAAATATCTTACCCTTGAATCGCTCAGTTAAATCCTTGAACAATTCCATGCTACGCTTCTCGACTAAAGAAGACTTACGGTTCTGTTCTAAGAAAGCATATACGACTTGAACTTGACTATCAGTTAAAAATTCTCCCCGTGACTCGTAATGTAGTTCTTCGGGACTTATACCGAGGTATTTATTTTTATTACCCCTACACGAATTGATAAAAGATTTAATTTTACTATCCTTGAAGTCACACCAAAGACCTTCATAAAGTTCAATGGCTGAAGTTTCTTTGGATGTCTTTTCCAGATTCAATAATGTGACTACCTTTTCACCTTTGTTATAGAAAGTGTATTCAATTTTATTTACAATTGCAGAAGAAATAATGGGGTCAGTAACGACAGCCAAATCAATAACCTTATCCATTTTTTCTTGAGATTTACAAATATTCAATCTCATCATAATTGCAGGAATAATACCATTGAGTCTTGATTTTGTTACCATGTTTCCATTGATGTAGTATTTTTTTTCAAAATGTTGTATGATTACATTACAATATTCATTCATAAAACATACTACACTGTTTCTATTTAAAGCATTATTCATAGCATTAACGGATGTTTTAGCAAAGTAATTAACCGATTGGTCGTTTCCACTTCTCACCGTATGGTCGTTATTTCCTCGATTCCTTCTATAATAATAATGAGCAGATTCCTTATGTGTGCTAACTGTAGACCAAAAATTAGTCAACTGTTGCTGTTGTTGAGAAATAGTTACACGATATAAGTTTCCACCATTTTCTTTTATTCTTTCTCTCAATTTTTCTATTTTATTCGTCATCTAAAAACGCCTCATCTGCTTGTTTAAATCTTATCTGTTCCTGCAAGAATCCATCACATAGTTCAGTGAGTTTATCTTGCATTTGTTGTGCCATTCCCGGAATTGCATTTCTCATTAATCCTAACCAAATCCTATGATATTGATTAATATACAATATAGGATGTAGGCCATCGTTGTCCATAGCAATAGTAATCGGAGGAAGTTCGGCATCATCTACAATGTGAAATTCGATTCTCATACTTTATCCCCCAAGTCTTTTAGGTATTCCAAATGAGGCTTTCTCAATGTTTGTCTGCTTACCATTACATGAGGGAATTGCGTGTAAAGCACAGGCAATACCTCAAGTAACTTCTTTTCGTCTTCGTATGTCTTTGTCCAGACTGAACCGTTTGATTTAAAACTCGTCACTCTAAAAATTATATTTTCATTTTCCATATTCTCATCTCCTTAATTTTTTCATATTCATATTTGTCTTGGTTATTTTTTAAATACATGGCTACCTGCATTATAGTAGGTATTATTCTTCTTCTTACCCCGTCATGTGTGGGTAAGTCAATTATTGCTGATACTATCTCATTGTTGTTACGAGGTTTTCCATCCTCCATAACTTTATCAATTGGGGATAATACTATTACATTTTTATTATATCTCACAAACTCCACCAGCACATGCAATTTCTCCCTTGAGGTCTGTATTGTCCTCAAGTTCAGTTATCTGTGTTAAGTCTACCTTATTCAAAGTTCCTACAAGTTCATTGTATTCGTCTTCAGTAATTGTTTCAAACGGTGCTTGTTTATATGTGCCACCGTTGTAAGGTAAAACAGAAAGTCCGTTATAATATTCTCGATTATTCCACATCCATTCTCCTACAAAATCCCATTCCCCTTCTCGAAGTGAAACCGTAGCAGAAACATTATGAGTGTTAATACCATCAACATGACCGCTACGAACCCAAGTCTTTGAAAACAAACGGATTCTTTCAAGAAGCGAAAGTGCCGATTCTTTACGAGTTGTAGAACCTTCGGGTGCTTTTTGAGGAATACTAATTACCGCTGTATCATGTGGCGAGAAGTATTCATCTTCAACAAGTTGAGGATGTTCATTGGCAAGATAAGAATAAATTGCCTCATTCTTTCCAACACGAATGCGTCTAATGTAAAAGTCATCATGCCATGCGTGGATTCCGGAAGAAGTTCCTAAAACAAGGGAAGTAGTTCCAGCGGGCTTGATACATGTAAGTCTACTCGCAGATTTTATTCCAATTTTTTCTGCATATATTCTATTAGTTTGCTTGATAATTTCTGTTCCATAAGCCAACAAAGTTTCAGGATTTACACCAAGTTTTTCGTAAGTATTTGAAGCAATTCCTGTCATACTTACACCTAAAAGTGCATCCTTTTCCGTTGCCTTTCTCCAACAATCTCGCAAATAATGAAAGTCAGAATAACCAGCCTGAAGAGTTCCTAATAATGCAGCGGCTTCACATCTTCCGTAGAAATCTAATTCTGATGTTACTGACGAAGCGTTAATTTCTGTAAGATTACAGAATTGATAAGGTCTCAATGCTATTTCACAGCAAGGATTCGTTCCCCAATCTTTGTCATTACTAAAGTAAATACCCGGTTCTCCTGCGCCAGATTCCTGAATTCTTTTCCACAGTTGTAAAAAGAACGGTTTGTTACACGATTACGAA